ACGGCTAAACAAGGATTACCTACAGATGTACACCTCAGTTCAGATGGAACTACTATGATTGTAGCTGGAACGTTTGGTGGTACTAGTAATAATTCACTAGATAGATATACATTATCACAGGCGTGGACGTTGGCTTCTGCAACTCACGACGAAGCGGGGTCATTATCGCACATGGCAAATCACTCTGGAGCTTCATATGGTATTTGGGGGATTGACTTTAACACCGACGGAACGACATTAATCGTAGCTGGATATGGTCCGTACGATATGGTACAACAATATTCACTGTCATCTGCATATGATTTAACTACGTTGGATTATCAATATGCTAAAACAATAAATGTAATGGACGGTGGTGCAGGTACCCCAACGAACATACGATTTGGAAATAGTGGTGCTAAAGTTTACATAAATTCATTTGATGATCAAGTCATGTACGAATATGACTTAACATAATATTTATAATCATGTTAGTAAAAATAAATAACGATAATACAATTGCACAATTTCCGTACTCTGAAAGAGAGTTACGTAGAGATAACCCATCAGTAAGTTTTCCACGACAGATTCCAATTGGAGTGTTGAATGATTTTAGCGCGTTTATTGTCACGATTGATAATAAACCTGAAATTGATGTAGCCACTCATAGAATTGTGAGAAACCAATTTCCTACATTAATTTCTGGAAATTGGATATTAGGTTGGACATCTATTGCATTAGAGTTAGATCAAATTGATTCTGTAATAAGTGGATTCAAACATAAAGTTACTAAAGAAGCAAATCGTCGTGTAGATTTAATTGCAGGTAATTCAACAGATAAGCTCATGTCTATGATGATTGCAATTGATTTATTGGATATTAAAAACTCTAGAGCTTGGACTCCAGGTGAACGATCTTCTATGGTTCATCTACGCAATGTAAAAGCCGCAATACGTTCTATACGGATTGCATCGGCTACAATTAAGGTATCTATGGAATCTATGACAGGAGCTCAATTAGAATCTGTTGATATTTCTAATCACCCAAATTGGCCATAATTGAATACACATGGATACTCCAAATATTACGTATAGCGTCCGTAAAAAATCTTGGATTCTAACTCAGGATTTTTACTTTGCAGATGGTTTATATCTCATTAGAGTTCCAAAGGAGTTTGAATTCAATTTGGCATCAGTACCTAGATTCCTATGGATCATTATACCTCCATTTGAACTATCAATCCTGGCTCCTCTTATACACGATTACATTTACAGAACTGACGGCATAGTAGAAAATGTCAAATATACTAGACTAGAAACAGATAAGCTTTTTAAAATTTTGATGAAACGCGAAGGAGTATCCAATTTTAAGGCAAATATATCATATTTAGCAGTGCGTGCACTTGGATGGATTCATTGGTATTCAAAATAGTAGAATATATATACTTATCTGTATGACGCTAGTATATACTAGCATGACTTTAAAACTTAATCCCTAAATAGAGGAAAACCCATGTCTAAGACAAAGAACAAAGACGGAGTATTGGATCTGTCACAGAACGTAGTAGAAGACGCAGTTGTAAATAACGGACAACTCACAGAAGATGAAATTGGTGCAGTTAGAAATATTAGAAATAGAAGCACTGAGATTACACTAAAATTAGGACAGCTTAGATTAGAACAAATTAGAGTTCAATCTAGACTAGCACAGGTAAATAACTCAGAAACAGAGTTGATAGAAGAATATGGTAGATTGGTTCAGCAAGAGCAAGATACATTCAGTTCCATAAGTGAAAAATATGGTCAAGGAGAGTTAAATCTAGAAACTGGAACGTTTACTCCTGCAGAATAATTTTTCAAAAAATAACGTTTCAACTTATTGAATTATACTTATAGAAGAATTGTAGCGATTTTTAAACAATAGGAGAATTTAGATGGCAGAAAAGATTGTCAGTCCAGGAGTATTCACACGAGAAAGAGATTTAACTTTCATACAGCAAGGTGTTGCCGAAATAGGTGCAGCTATTGTTGGTGTATATCCAAAAGGACCAGCATTTGTTCCTACTACGGTAGAAACGCAAGGAGATTTACAGGCTATGTTTGGAGTACCTGATGGCAAACATTATGGTCAATATGTAGCAGAAGACTATTTACGACAAGGTGGAAAGGTAACAGTAGTTAGAGTCGGTGGTTTGGGTGGATATACTCAAACAGATGCACTAGCTCTTAAGGTAACATTAAGTGGTTCAGTTAGTACTGTAGCCATTTTGATGTCAACCTCACAGGATAGTGGATTAACTGGATTTACTACTTCAACATTCCTTCATGATACTTCGGCAGGATCTGCAAGTTACTCTAGCACAGAAACTGGAGTATTAAATTTATCTGGATCTGGAGTAACTGGAACAGATTATTCTGTATCGTTAGATCCTAAATCTCCAGATTATATTAAGAATGTTTTTGGTCAAAGTCCGCTGGGTCTTAAGGGAGGATACAATTACCTTATGTTTGATGAAAAATTATCAAATTATACAGGATCTGCTGCACCTGGAATAACTGCATCTATATCTGTAATTTCTACTGTAGATTTTTCTTATGATATGTCAGTTGCAACTACTCCTTGGTTTCTATCACAGAAAATTTCAAGTGCTAGATACCAACTATTTAAATTCCATACATTGGGAAGTGGCACAAATGCAAATCGCCAAGTTAAAATTGCTATAGATTCGGTTAGAGTTGCAGGTTCGGTTCTAAATTCAGATTACGGTACGTTTAATGTTACTGTTAGAGAGTATGGTGATACTGATGCACGACCTATTGTTTTAGAATCGTTCCAAGGCGTAAGTCTTAACAAAGAAGATACATCCAATTATATTGGCGCAGTTATTGGTGACAGAAATGTTACTGTAGATTCAAATGGTGATTTATCTGAAACGGGCGATTGGGAAAATAGATCTAAATACATAAGAGTAGAAGTTAAGGGTGAAGGAACTTATCCTGTTACTGCTATTCCTGCTGGATTTGAAGCATTGGCACTACCTGTAAATGAGTCAACACTTCCAGTTGTAACATATACAACTGCATCTCTTACAGATCCATATACGAATTATAGCGGATTTGATTTTAACAGATCAGATAATTTAAACTATGTAAATCCAACACCAGAAACTGCTGCATATGGAAATAACGTTTCATTCTCTCTAGACGAAACACTTGGAATAAGCGGATTAGGATTAGAACTCACAGGTTCTACACAAACTTCTGCTGATTTGAAGCAACGTAGATTTATAGTTGGATTTCAGGGTGGATTTGATGGATTGAGTCCATCAATTAGTGCATCTGTTGGTAGCAATATTTCAGCTGCAAATACATTTGGACTTGATTGTTCAACTTCAGCATCTAGTGGATCAGTTGCATACGCTAGGGCATTAAACGCAATTTCAAATCAAGATGAATTTGATATTAATTTACTAGTAACACCTGGAATTATAAGAAGCTTACATTCTTCTGTAACTACCAAGGCAATTGATGTTTGCGAAGATAGAGCAGATTGTTTCTATATTGCAGATTTAGTTGGATCTGACGCCACTGATGATGATGTGTTGGCTCAAGCAGAATTAGTTAATACTAGTTATGCTGCTACATATTACCCATGGGTGAAACTTAAAGATTCTAATACAAACCAATTAGTAACTGTACCTCCGTCGGTAGTAATGCCTGGAGTATATGCAGCTAACGATAGGTTAGGTGGTGAATGGTGGGCTCCAGCAGGATTCAATAGAGGTGGACTACCTGGAGTTGTATCTGCAGTTAAAAAGCTTAAACACACTTCTAGGGATGTTCTATACGAAGGAAAAGTTAATCCTATTGTGAGATTCCCAGGTAAGGGAGTAGTAGCATGGGGACAAAAAACTCTACAAAGTAAAGCATCGGCTCTAGATAGAATTAATGTTCGTAGATTGTTAATTGCACTTAAGAAATTTGTGGCATCGACATCTAAGTTCTTAGTATTCGAACAGAACACTACTGCTACTAGAAGAAGATTCCTAAGCACAGTTAATCCTTACTTGAATGAAATTCAGGCTCGTCAAGGACTAACAGCGTTTAGAATTGTTATGGATGAAAGTAATAATGGACCAGAGATTATTGATCGCAATATGCTTCAAGGTCAAGTATTTATTCAACCTACACGAACTGCAGAATTCTTAGTAATAGACTTTAACGTATTACCGACGGGGGCCCAATTTGCCATATAATATGTAAGTTAAAATCAATTACAATAAAAAATAAGAAAATCTTATATCTATTAGTTGTTACACCAATAAGTATAAGATTTTTTTATGCGCAAAACCAATTATAGTGATTTTGACAGAGAGAAGTTATTTAAGGAAAATGGATACGATGTTGAAATTGTTTGGGAAAATAAAACTAAAACTAGTATATCTTAATATTTATTAGTAATATACAAACACGAGATCATTATGGCAAGAGAAGAATTAGTTTGGCGACCAGTGGAACCAAAAACACAAAACAGGTTCTGGTTTTATTTAGAACCAGGTGGCGTACCAAGTCATCTATGCGTGGCAACTAATAAGCCATCGTTTACTATGAGTCCAATTATAGTTGACCATTTAAATGTTCAACGTAAATTTAAGGGCAAAATGGAATGGCAAGATATAACTCTTACCTTAAACGACGTAATAGATCCAATTGCAGCAGCATCGGTACATGATTGGGTATTGGCCCATCACGATCCTGTTACTGGTGTAGACGGTTATGCAGAAGATTACAAAAGGGAACTTCAATTGGACGCAATTGGACCAGATCTAGAACCCGTGGAAACATGGATTCTTAATGGTGCATTCATTATTGGAACTAACTATGGTGATTTAGATTTCGCAAGTAATGAAAAACTTACTATCGAATTGACTCTGGCATACGATTATGCAGAACTTCTATTTTAACAAATAGACATTTAACAATAAAAAATGGAAAAGGTTACAAGAGCGGGGGTTAAGACTCCTAAAGCAGAAAAGGCAACATACGCATTTCCAACTGAAGTAATTGATCTTCCTAGTTTAGGCAGATTATATCCAGAAGGCCATGCATTATCTAGTGGTAATATTGAAATAAAATATATGACTGCTAGAGAGGAGGATATTCTTACTTCCCAAAATCTAATTAACAAAGGAATAGTTCTAGATAAGTTATTAGAATCTGTAATCGTTACAGATGTAGATGTAGATGATTTAGTTGTAGGTGATAAAAACGCAATTTTACTTGCATCTAGAATATTGGCATACGGACCAGATTACGATTCTAGAATAACATGTCCTAGTTGCAACACAGTCAATGAAGTATCTGTAGACTTATCTGTATTAGAAAACAAAGATGTTGAGCTATTAGATGGGAACGGAAATTCATTTGGGTTTAAACTTCCACAATCTGGAGTAGAAATTACTTTTAAAATTCTAACTCATGGTGATATTCGAAAGATTCAAAACGAAATTGACACATGGGAAAAACTAGGTAATGAAGTCAGAGCAGAAATGAGTATTAGATATAAATTCATGATTACATCTGTTGGTGGAAATACTAGTAAAGCATACATTAAGGAATTTGTTAGAAATGGATTTACTATGCAAGATTCTTCTGCGTTAAAGGAGCACATATTTGATATGTCTCCAGGAATAGATCAAACATTTGATTTTGGTTGTCAGAGGTGCGACTACACTGAAAGGCTTAAAATACCTTTCGGTATAGACTTTTTTTGGCCTTCCATCTAACTATAAATCCATTCTACTAAGTCACATTTGGGAGTTGACTTATTACGGTAACGGATTCACACATTCAGATGTATGGAGTTTACCAGTTAGATATAGAATATTTTATCACGGAAAATTGATAGAAGCAAAAGAAAAAGAAAAACCCACACAATCTGCACCAACATCAACTACAAACACTAATATAAGTCCAGGAAGATAATTTCTCTGGACTTTTTTAGTTTCTAGATATTTATCCACAAGTAACTGAGTCAAAAATGGAATTTATAACTGAAAATTTTCTTAAGCAATTAATAACGATACTAAAGCCGTTAGATAAATCTGGGCTTAGTGTCAGGCAAATTATAAAGAAAATCAACGCAGATCCTGATATGAAGGCCCACTTTAAGAAAATGGGCAAAGATGCTGCAATAATTAAAAAGGCTGCAGCAAAACGCAGAAAGGAAGATCCAACATTTGATGCAATTCATGGAATGTTAGACAAATACTTAGACGCTTAATTTGTAAGATATGGCAAAAAGAAAAAAACCTGTTGGAAGAACACCTCGCTATAAGGATATTGAATCATTTATAGATCCTAGAAATCTTGGAGATTTTGATAAGTTTATAGATAAGATTGGTGAATTTGAAGATGCTCTAGATGGGGCAGCTCGTAAAAGTGTAGACATGAAGAAGCATGTTTCAGAGGCAGCTAGTGAGTATAAGGATTCATTGGATAGCTTGGGTTCTTTGGGTAAAAAGATTGTTAAATTGTTTAGTGTTCAGTCTGATATGGCAGATGATCTGACAAACAGAATTAATGGATTTTCTAAAGCGTCGTTTGATTCAATTAACCCTGCAGTAAAAAATGACATATTAGATAGAATTAAGGCAATTAAGGGACTTACTGACGGTGTAGAAGCGTTTGGATTGAAGAGCACAATGGGACTTGGATTCTTACGGGATTATACAGGACAAATTGGTGGAGATATTGCAAATTGGGTAACCAATGGTGGAGAGTTCATTGGGAAACTTAAAAAAATGGGTTTAATTATGGCACCAATTGCACTATTTGCAGGTGCAATTGTTGGTGCATTTAAAATAGTTACAGGAATTTTTACTAAAGCGTTAGACAGATTATTAGAAATAGAAGACGCATCAATTTCAATTAGAAAGGAATTTGGACTCTCAGCAAACGCTGCTAAGGAATTTACAGGATACATTAATGCAAATAGAGAAAAGTTTTTAGCATTGGGAATAAGTTCCGAAGTTCTAGCAGGAAATATAAATGAAGCTCAAAAGGAATTTGGATTTATTAGAGATATAACTTCTACTGAATTGAGTCTAATCAACCAATTGAACGCAAGATTGGGGATAACTGCATCCACAACTGCTGGAGTTCTTAAGTTGTTTAACCTTATAGGAAAGGAAACAAGACAATCTGACGCTAATATGTTGCTCTCTACACTAGCGTTATCAGAGGCAGGAAGGGTTGCAAACGCTGAGGTATTTGAGGACATAAAAGATAATAGTGAGCAAATTCTGCTATTCTTTAGAGGTACAGATGCAGAATTATCTCAAGCTGTAATCAAGGCAAGACAATTAGGATTATCTATTTCCAGTGTGACCGGGTTTGCATCACAATTACTAGATTTTGAAAGTTCTATTGCTAGTGAATTGAACGCATCTGTTCTATTGGGTCGTCAAATTAATTTGGATGTTGCTAGGCGATTAGCATTTGAAGGAGATCTTGTTGGTCTTCAGGAAGAAATGCTAAGAATTACTAAAAGCGCTGGTGATTTTGATAAAATGAATATGTTCCAAAAGAAGGCAATTTCAGATGCATTAGGATTGTCTGTTATGGAAATGAGAAATATGTTAGTATTGGAGGAGAAATTATCCAAACTGACCGATGGTGATAAAGCAAAATTTGCTCAATTATCTAAGGCTCAAAAGGCAGAATTAGAGGGACAACAAAAAATAACATCATTAGATATTGACAGAGTTAAAAACATAGGTGACATGCAAAACACTATGGATAGACTTAAAAATTCGTTTGGTGCAATAATTGGAAATATCGTAAAGACTGCACAACCTGCAATTGCTACGGTTTTAAAACATGTTCAACAACTGACTTCTGCATGGGGAGATGCGTTTAATGATCCCGATACACGAAGGGGATTAGTTGAATCATTTCAGAAAATATCATATTCAGTAACTCAATTATTAGATAAATTGTTTAAGCCTGAAAATTTGCAAAAAATTGCATCTGTAGTAGAAACTATAATTGCAGGAGCTATAGGAGTTGTAGATTGGGTAATGAATATGTTCGGTGGTGGGAGATCTAATTCTAGTGTTTCTAGCATGATTAAGTCTTCACAGACCCCTAGTGTTTCTAGCATGACTAAGTCTTCACAGACCCCTAGTGTTAAATCTACTGCAAACGCAAATATATTATCTAAGACAGGAATGCCTACTCAAATAACTAGCCAAACTGCATCATTAGATAATGCATCTAGGGACGCAAATACCAAAGCAATAAACGAATTAGTGGCTATGTTAGGTAAACCGCTGGGTGTCAATATAGATGGAAGAAAAATGAATTCACATATGGCAGGTATGGGAGAATTCGCATCATAACGAGAACATTTTGCCACAATCAATAATTCCAACGCAAATACCTAGAAAGGATAAAAAGTCAATAGATGGTTTAACCAAATTGAATCCTAGAGGAACTACGCAATTACCTACTACTCCATTAGATCCATTAAATCCAAGATCTAGGACAGTATCTGTTGCACTTCCAGGTCCAGCATCTGATCCAATAAACGATTCAGTATTTACAGACGATCCGTTATCTATTTCAATAGATGACACTGTTAATTTCAAAATCAAAGACGTCATAAATAATAAAACAATTCAGTTTAGATGTACTGTATCTAATTTGACTGAATCTGGACAACCTTCTTGGAATCAAATAGATTATATTGGAAGGCCATATCCTGTATATGTTTATAAAGGAGTCACTAGATCAGTGACATTTGATTTTAAGGCGTATGCTAGTAATGAACGAGAGGTGCCAATAATATGGAGTAAAATAAATTACCTAGCAGGATTAATTCATCCAGCAGGATATACACAGGGTGGATTTATGATTCCACCGTATATTGAATTTACAATAGGTGATTTATTTAAAAAGCAAATTGGATTCATATCTAGTTATAATAACTCAATTGCACCTGAAGTTCCTTGGGAAGTCAGATCGGACAGGTTGAAGCTTCCACAAATGGCAGATATAAATTTGACAATAAATATAATTGAAAACGAATTAAAGAGTCCATACGGTCCTAATCATAAATTATATGGTTTTGATCCTACGTACGCAATACCTAATCCGGGCACCAAATAATTATGGCACGATATTCAACACAACCTATTAAGAAAACCATCAATGGAAAGAGAACTCTAACTACTACTAGATATCCAAAAATTCCAAATAGAATTTCTGACGTATATGTAGTAGCAACAGACGGCGATCGTTTAGATATTCTAGCTCACCAGTTTTACGGAAGAGTAGATTATTGGTGGATTATTGCTTCTGCAAACAATGTAGGTAAGGCATCATTACACATAACAGAAGGGCTTCAACTTAGAATTCCAAAGGAAACTGACGCAATTATTCAAGAATTTAATCGGTTAAACAATGTCACTTAACAGACATAAAACATTTTCAAATAATGTAGCACATGAATTTAAGAGAAGAGAAAACGATTTTGGAGTCTCTAAACAATCTAGTACCTCCCAGGCTACACTGGCTTCACCAATAAATGATGAGCAAGATAACAAATGGAATGGTACTGGAGGTCGTACTGTATGGTCTAGAGTGTCTTCAGGAGTAATTGGTTATAGACGAGACGATTCCAATAACAGGGAATCTCTAGAAAAGAGTTCTATTGACAGTTTGGGTGGAATAAAAACAATATCTACTAGAATTGATGGAGATCCAAAAGAAAATGAAATAAACGGAATAGTATTAGAAACCAATTATAAAGCAGAAGACATGTATGGAATTAACCCATATCCTGGATTCAGATCTATTGCAAAGGTTTTATTTAATAAAGATTCTACATCAAATCTGCTAAACAGCAACAACAATCTTCAAATATTCTCAGATAGAGGACAGCCTGGTCCAGTTTTAGAATCAATTTCTATAAATCACCAAGGATCTTGGGGAATGATTAAAGAAGCAGACGTTACATGGAGAGCATTTAGCCAAGAACAGTTTGAAACGCTTTCTCATTTTTTATGTAATGTTCAAAAAACAGTAGTTGTGGAGTATGGTTGGTCTTCACACAGGAAGCCTACACTAGATCTAAGCGATATAGAAAAGGTGAAATACCTTCAGTCTAACCAAATTATGGCCTTAGTTAAAAAGGATAATGAAAATTTTTATGAATCTGAAAAACAATTTATTGAATCATCTAGGCAGCTAGGAACTGCATCTCAAAATAACAATGATTTAGATTTTGAATCACTTACTCCATACGAAATAGAACAGGAGCGAAGAGGAGCAGATTACGATGTGTTTATTGGAATCATAAAAAACTTTGTCGTTCAAATAGAAGATGGTGCGTACGTTGTTACTACAAAATTGGTTTCTATGTCTCCTGCAGTTATTTCTTCTAGAAATTCAATTAATAACTATTTTGAAACTAGGTTTAATACAGATATAGATCACCTTAGATTAAATAAGGATCCTAGAGTTTGGTATAAACCATCTAGTTTAATTTCACCGACGTTTTCTAGCAATTCAGATGCTACTGTTCAAGAAGAAATAACTCAAACTGATTTATCAAAGATAGAAGATTTTTGGAAAATAATGAGAAATCCAGAAGGTCATATTTTCTATAACAAGTCTAGGGCAGTTTTTGAATTGCAGCCAGAAAACAGATTTCGTTCTACAGGATTAGAAGATCATAGGTGGCACTTATACACCCCAGAATTTATTACAGATTTACAATATGTAACTGATTTAGAATTGAAACGCGCATTGATTAGGGGTGGAAAATTATTAAAGAATTGGAAGCAAGTGGAGCCTGATGTTGTAAACCCAGATGGAGTTACCATTGGACTTATCTTTGGAGCAGTATTGGGTGGAATTGCTGGAGGCCCAGGTGGAGTTCTCATAGGTGGTGGAATTGGAGCAGCAACAGGTGAAGCAATGTCTACCTTTGCTAAGGAAATAGATAATTCCTTTGATGAAAGAAATTGGCAAGATATTAGGATATTTATTCAAAAAATAGCAGAATTATCAGGAGTAAGCATAACTGGTAAATTGCTAGAAGTATTTTCTAGACGATACCCTGCACCCATATTACATTTTGATTATCCAGAAATAGATCCATATAAATGGCTGGATCCATTAATGGATCAAATTAGATATGTATTAGAACGGCAGCATAGGCAGTATCTAGGTATGAGTAAAATACCACCATTTATTCCAGGTGCGATAGATGAGCCACAAGATAAAGGAAAGTTAGAATACGATATTAATTTTGGAGATCCAACATACAATACAGTTGGCAATAGGGGATCTATAATTGAAAAGGTATACAATTACATTAAAGTTCATTTAAGTGAAAACTCATCTGGACGCGCATACTTAGATAATGGCATTCAGTTTGGAACAGATTTTGCGTTCAATGCAGTTAGGGATGTATTTAACCCGTTTACTGATTATAGATCTCCTAGATTAGATTTACGAGGTGGTAAAGGAAAAGGAATTGGATCTGATAGAGAAACTGAAATAACATTAGCAAGATTTGCAGCAATTCAACATCATCTAGGAACAATAGATGCACCTAACGTAGATATTGGAAACGATAGCACATTTTCTCTGTTATCTAGAGACAAAAAACTAGAACGCCATTCATATTCCTTCATTACTTGGGGATTATTAGAAGAACTGCTAAACGCTCAGTTTGTTTCTAAAACTTCTAAATTTTTAAAATTAGATTCAAGCACAACAAAAATCAGATTTCATGAAAATTTAATTTCAACTGATGGTGATGTGTGTATACTTCCAAATAAAAACGCACCAAGATTTGATAAGGGAATATTAGTAGATGGGTCTAGATACGATTTATCTATAAATGGAATTTCACATAGAGACGTAGGAAACGACACATCTGGAAAACTAGAAGAAGATGAAGCTTGGTTGTATTCAATATTTGTTAGTACGGATTTGATTAAATCTGTATTTGGAAAAACAGAAACAATGAAGGATGCATTAAGGGAACTCTTAGATTATATTAGCGGAGCACTAATAGACAACTATGAATTTAGAATAGATCAGAGAGGATCTACTGCAAGTGTTGTAGATGTTGCGTATTCTAAATACGATAGCTCTACTGAGCGATATAGATTTAAATTCAATCAAGCCACATCTTTTATTAGAAATATTGATTCCGATATAAGTCACACTACACAAACGCAAATGCAAGCGATTTACGGAATGCATAGTGATAAAGATAACAACATATATGGTCCTTTCGAATCTAGCATCACCCCAATTGTCTCCAAGGGTAAGGATAACTTAGATCTATTTGCACAAGATTTAATTGAAAGCGATGAATCTGATACCGTTCAGAATAATACAGATAAGCTAGATAGCAAGCCAGGCGATGGACATTTTGGTAATTTTTGGATTAACCACGAATCGGGATGGGCTAATTATGTATATCCTGACAAAGAAACCATAGTGAAACATATTTACGGTCTAGATGTTAATAGTGAACCAATTAACTCAGGAACTACCATACCGAATCTATCAGTTAGTATAACGTTAGATGGAATTAGTGGAATCAGATATTGGGATGCATTTAACATAGATTACATACCTGCAATTTATAATGAACAAGGATTTTTCTTTGTCACATCAATAAATCAGTCTATAGTAGCAGGAGATTGGGTAACAACAATAATTGGAAACTATAGATTAAAATCGGTATCTAGATAATGTCAATATCAGAATATAATAAGCTTACACGTATAGATAGTTCACTCTATGCAAGAATTCCTAAGTCAGAAAGAAACTTTTCTACTGACAAGGATGTATTAAAAGGATGGTTTCATAGATACTTTATGTCCAATTCAAATGGAAAGGATTTAGTAAGAGAAGTATCCAAGAAAACGTATTTTCAATTTATTGATAATCCGTTTTGGATTGGAGTTATTCTTAAATGGAATATAGTCAATAATGAGGCAAGAGAGTTGAATTTAAACCAAATACGCATGGGACTGAGAACTATAAACGATTTAGATGTATTGCTACCAAACTTATTAGAATATCATAGATCTGGGGAGTATGTGAGCACAGGAGTACTTACTCCATCCACAACCCAAGTATCACCATTGCAAATATTTGATAAATGATAACAACTATAACTAACGAAACCTTTGGTAGTTTTTTACGTAGATGGCAAAACGATGAATGTTTTGTAGATTTTGTATTATCTGATAGCGAACTACATCCTAGAAATAATTCTATATCTTTGATTTTAATTAAATTTATAGATGACGGGGATACGTTTGTACTTCCAATAAATCATAATGAAGCAAATAACGTAAACATAGATTTGTTATTAATGCTCAGAAGTTCTAACACTGCAAAATACGTTTTAGAAAAAAAGAAAATTAACCATGCGTTTTCACTAAGGGGAAATGTAATTGATGTTTCCTTAAGTAGATATATAATGGATGGATCCACAACAGAATATGATCTCCATTATACAAAGTCCCATACTCACATATACTCTACTCAATATAAGTATAAAAACTTAAATAGGGCAATACCTGTTTTAAAGTGGGTAGAATGGTTTGAATCCGTATACGAAGAAATTTATCCATACCTTAAAGATATAAAGGTAAATTCGTTTTACAACATAAGCTTTTTGAATACTCTATCTATTATAGAGCGAAATGGATTATTTGTAAATCCTAATAAATTCACAGGATCAGATAAGCATATTTCAAAACAAGGATTGGTACATACCGAGTACAATCCATTTACCTCCACAGGTCGACCTTCTAATAGATTTGGCGGAGTTAATTTTTCTGGTCTTTCTAAGAGAGATAAATCTAGAGACGCATATGTTAGTAGATTTGAAGATAACGGAGAAATGGTATTGTTTGATTTTTCTGCATATCATCCGCATTTATTAGCAAAGTTAATTCAATACAAACTGCCAGAAGGCAATGTATATGAATGGCTAGGTAAACAATATTTTGATAAATCTGAATTAACTGACGATGAAATTGAAGAAGCAAAAATAAAGACATTTCAGTATTTCTATGGTGGATTTGATAAGAGTACATCATCTATTCCATATTGTGCAAAAATCATAGAGTTTACTGATACACTGTGGGAATACGGAAATGTCAAGGGATACATTTCATCTCCAGTATCTAAGAGAAAAATTCATTTAGATTTGATTAATGATATAACTAAGCAAAAGCTTCTTAATTATTTACTTCAGTTATATGAAACTGAAATGAACATCCTGGTAATGAATAGATTGAATTCGATATTATCTGGTAAATCAAGTAAATTGGTTTTATATACATATGATTCGTTCCTATTTGATATAAACAAATCAGAAAATGAAAATGGGCAATTGTTAGATCTAATTGTACAAGAATTAAATCCATCTGGACTATTTCCAGTTAGAGGATACAAGGGAAAATCGTATGGAAAATTAAAACAAATAGAACTAGAAAGATAGTTATAGTACAATAGATAAGGAAAATTATGAAATACGACGCATATTTTAGCGCTGCTTTATCAACTACTACATTTTTGGCTAAAGTAGGGTTTGAGCCAGTAGATTTATCTAAGAGTATCCATAGAGACGCTCTTAAGGAATCTCTCAAAGAAATTGGTACTCCTGATGATGTAATATACGAATTGATTCAAAACGTATTAGATCTGCTATACGAAGATGAAGATAAGGGAAGCGGTAGTGCTAGAGCACAACGAGATAAATTAGGACTTAAGCACATTGCATATGGTTTTTATTCTAAATCTGGAAAACAACCAGTTGAATTTAAGCGTGATGGTGATAAGTTTGTACAATCCAACGATTCAGAATATGAAAAAATTGCAAATGATCGTGGTGAAGATGGTAAGGATAGTGCTCCAGTTAAACAAGATTCTACACCCAACGATTCTACACCTTCTACCGATAATGTTTCTACAGGCGAAGACGGAGAAGGTGAAGAGCAACCCCCAAATATTGTAGCAACACCACGCCCTGGAAATAGTAAAGAAGCAAAACGAGCAGCTGCATATGGATCAGTTGCAGCTGAGCTAGCAGTTAAGTACGTTGAAGATACAAAAGAACGTGAAAAACTAGAAGCAGAAGACAAAGAAGGTTTATAACTCCTTTCGAGATGTTGTTGTGTATTTATATGTACACAACAAATTTAGGAGACTACGATCAAAAGCCAGTTTCAAATTTACAAAACTACAAATGTAGTTAATGGTAAACAATATATAGGACTATCTGCACAAGGTAATAAAAATTATTTTGGATCAGGTAGATTAATAGAAAAGGCAATACGGAAATACGGTAAATCTTCATTTACAAAAGAAATTTTAGATGAAACTACTGATGAAGTATATGCCAATGAATTAGAAAGACACTACATTGAAAGTCATAATGCTATAAAAAGATGGCATTTTGATAATTGTAAGTGGAGACGTAATTGAAATCGCAATTGTTATGCACCTTCACTTCAAGAAATTTACTAGAAACAGTATTATCAGAGATTCAATATTCGTACGACCTAATATTTAGCCATTTGTTTATTCTTCAAAATAAGTTAAATGAGGAGGAACTTTTTTGCACATACAATGTACATAACGATACAAATTATCGACATCCTGATCTAAATACGATTCTAGTTCATCGAAAGAGACAAACTAATACGTTATATACGATCAACGCCCTGAATGAGTTGGTTAGGATGGAGACTGGAAGAGTAAGTCGCAGTCATGTTGTCCCATGGGAAGAGCACAGAAATAGTGTGCTGTTATTGGATAGCAATGGTCTACGCAAGGTATCAACTAAGGTATTTGAAATTATCAATATCGATTAATCTAAAAAAACATAGAAAATTTTGCGATAATTATATCTAAATGACGCTCGCAATTTCTAAGTTTATTTTAGCAAATGATGGCAAAAGACTATGGTACTTAATATTTATCTGTACTATTAAACGCTAAACACTTAAACACGTAAACAACGAGGAAAGACACCAATATGAATATTGATGCATTAAAAAAGAAGTTAACCAATCTTAAAAAAACTGGTAATAACGACGTATTCAAATTAGAATATGGATCACAAACAGTAAGGATTGTTCCTTACAAATTTAATTCTGATGATCCATTTACAGAGTTGCAATTTCATTACAACATCCAAAAGAAAACCTATTTATCTCCACAGACTTATGGGAGACCAGATCCGATAGCTGAATTTGGAGAAGCTTTGCGAAATGAAGGCAAAGACGGATGGAAAAAGGCAAAACCATTTCTTCCTAAATTGAGAACATACGTTCCTGTAATTGTAAGGGGAGAAGAAGACAAAGGAGTTCGTTTTTGGTCATTTGGAAAAACTGTATTATTGGAACTGTTAGCAATTGTTGCAGACCCAGAATATGGTGATATTTCAAGTGTATTGGAAGGGACTGATTTGAAGGTAGAGTATGAGTCACCAGAAGATGCTGGACAAATGTATCCAAAAACTTCTGTGAGACCTGCTAGAAAGGCTTCTAAACTAAGCGACGATCCTAAGTTAGTTAAAAAATGGCTAAAAGATCAGAAAAACTTAGAAGAAATGTTTACTGAACTATCATATGATGAGTTGGAAGAAATTTTAGAAAATTGGGTTAATCCTAAAAATTCTAAAAAGAATAACGACGATGATGATGACGATGATGGTGATGACGATGATGGTGACGATGATGGTGATGAAGAAACAAAACCTAAGAAGTCTAAGAAGTCTAAAAAGGACAAAAAAGGTAAGAAGTCTAAGAAATCTAAGAAAAGTGATGCTCCTTGGAAAGAGGAAGATGACGATGATGACGACGATGACGAAAACCTAGACGACGACGAATTCACAAAAGAATTCTCAGAAGTATTTGAAACCGAGTAAGTATATATGGCAAAGAAGAAATCTAGCAAACCTATTGACGGGAGCTTAGAAGAAACACTTGCCGATAGTCTTAATTCGTTATTCGAAGGTCAAAAAGTGGCGTATACTCTAGATGAGTTAGATGCGCCAACCCACGTATCCGATTGGATATCTACTGGTGATTCAATATTGGACATCAAGATATCCAATCGTCGATACGGTGGAGTGCCTGTTGGAAGAATAACTGAAATTACAGGATTAGAGCAAAGTGGCAAATCATTAGTATCTGCGCATTTATTGGCAAATACTCAAAAGAAAGGTGGAGTAGCTGTTCTCATTGATACTGAGATGGCAGTTAGTAGGGAATTTTTTAGAGCAATAGGTGTAGACACTAAGAATTTAATTCTAGTAAATGCAGATACTGTTGAAGAAATCTTCTCATACATAGAAAATACAATTGAACAGATACGTAGCACGGTAGATAATTCTAGATTTGTAACTATCGTTGTAGATTCTGTTGCTGCAGCTTCAACCGAACAGGAATTAGCTTCAGATTATGGTAAAGATGGTTATGCAACAGGCAAAGCAATTATCATAAGTAAGGCATTAAGAAAAATTACTAATATGATTGGAAGGCAAAGAATTACTCTAGTCTTCACTAATCAACTTAGAATGAAAATGAATGCACCAGCATTTGCAGATCCATACACTACATCAGGTGGAAAGGGTTTACAGTTTCATTCATCAGTAAGACTTAGGCTAAAAAAGAAAGCTAAGCTAAAAACAAAAATCAAAGGAAATGATGTTGTATCTGGAATTAAGGTTCAAGCTGTAGTAGTTAAAAACAGATTAGGACCTCCTGAAGGATTCTGTGACTTTGAAATTAACTTCAATAGCGGCATTGATGAATATGCTTCTTGGCTTAAGGTAATTAAAGATTACAAAATTGTCAAAAAGAAAGGATCATATTCAGTATATGATCATATAGATAAAGATACCGGAGAGGTATTAGAATCATGGCAATTTCAAACTGATGATTTTAAGGCAAGAATGAAATCAGATCCAATAATCAGAGATGCAATATATAATGAAATCTGTGATGAGATGATTATGAAATATGACGAAGGTGATGCAGAAGGTGAAGCATCAGAATTAGAGTTGGCATGATCCGTGGTAAACGAAAATCAAAGATACTATGAGCTCTTTAATAAACTGAAGAGTGAGCGCCCAGATCATTCTAAACTAACTGCAAATTCAAATGTTTTAATTGTTGACGGCCTAAATACGTTTATTAGAACGTGGTGTGCAATTCCAACTCAAAATGAACATGGTGACCATATAGGTGGAACCACTGGATTTTTAACATCAGTAGGATACGCTATTAGACAATTTAAACCCACAAGGGTAATAATTGCGTTTGATGGCAAAGACGGATCTGCTAGCAGAAAAAAAATATATTCTGAATACAAGGCAAATCGAGGTAAAAATCGATTATCTAGAGTGAACAGAGTATATGGCCAATTGTCAGATAACGAAGAAAGACGCCAGATGAAGCGTCAACTGCAGATAACTGCTAAAATACTATCTAGACTTCCAGTAAGTCTCATGTTATACCCAAGGGTTGAAGCAGATGATGTTATTGGATATGTGTCTAGAAAGTTATGTAAGGAACGATCAATTATAATGTCGTCCGATAAAGATTTTCTTCAATTGGTTGATGATGAAACTACAGTATGGTCACCTACTAAGAAAAAGCTTTACACAAAGGAATCTTTATACGAAGAATATGGAATTCCTAATGAAAACTTTTTGTTGTTTAGAATGATAGACGGAGACGCTTCTGATAATATTGGTGGAATAAAGGGAATAGCACTAAAAACACTGATAAAACGTTTTCCAATCATTACTGGTGGAAAAATATCTATGACGGATTTATTGGAATACGCCCAAGAACAAGTAGATGGTGGAAGCAAAATAAAGGTTTACTCTACTCTATTGGAATCTGCAGATATTTTGAAGAGAAATAAGAAACTAATGAATCTTGAAAAGACGTTAATTAGTGGAGCATTGAAACTGAAAATAGTAGATAATTTCAATTCACATATACCAGAATTAAATCGATTAGAATTGCAAAAGAAACTAATAAAGGAAGGTATGATAGATGCAATGCCAAGTCTTCCAACATGGATTCAGTCAACATTTAAAACACTAGATAGATACGCGCATGAGTCAAACGGATAATTTATCTACATTCGGGCAATCATTTCAAACAAAAGTTCTTGCTGCGTTACTCACAGATAGGGGATTCTTAGAAAGAATTCGAGACATCATTCATCCTGAATTCTTTGAAAGTGATGCAAACACATGGGTTTCAGAACGCATATTAGATTATTATGATGAATATTCAATACCTCCTACATTGGAAGTATTTAAGATTCTGATAAAAACTACTGTTGATGATGACATATTTAAAGCTGTCATTATAGATCAACTTAGGAATATCTATAAGAATTTAGAAGCAAAGGATATCCAATTTGTAAAGGATCAATTTTCTGAATTTTGTAAAAACCAAAGAATGAAGTCTGCATTACTGAAGTCAGTAGATTATATGCAGGCTAAAAATTGGGATGCTATTGCTGAGGAGATAAAAGACGCCCAGAGAGTGGGAGAAGAATTTGATATTGGTCATGAGTATTTTGACGATATTAAAGCTAGATTATCTGAAGAAGCTAGATTGACTGTTCACACTCCTTGGGATATTATCAATTCTGCACTAGATGGAGGATTAGGACCTGGGGAATTAGGAGTTGTGTTAGCACCAACAGGTGGTGGAAAATCATGGATGTTATCTAAAATTGCACAACAAGCAATACTGGATGGTAAAAACGTAATTCACTATACACTAGAACTTTCTGAAAAATATATGGGAAGAAGATATGACAGTATTTTCAGCGGAATTCCATCTCAGAACATCCTATCTAAGAAGAAAAAAATTACTAGAATTCTAAGGAACATTAAAGATCCTGGAAATTTAGTCATTAAATTCTATCCTCAGAAAACGGTTACTACTAGAACAATAAAATCTCATATTGAAAAGCTAATAGCTTTAGGTAAGAACCCAAATTTGATTATAATTGATTATGGTGATCTCCTTAAGCAATCTAACAAATCATCTGATAGCAAATACGATGAAATGGGTGGGATATATGACGAGCTAAGGGGAATGGCAGGGGAACTGCAACTTCCTATATGGACAGCATCTCAAACAAATAGAAGTGCAGTAGATAAGCAGGTCATTCAAGCAGATTCAATGGCAGATAGTTTTGCAAAGGCAATGATCGCAGACTTTATTATGTCAGTATCTAGAACGAACAATGATAAAGTGAATGATAAAGCAAGAATTCATATTGTTAAAAATAGATTCGGCTCAGACGGAATGACATTCCCTGCCAAAATGGATCTATCAATTGGATATATAGAAATTTATGACGTTAATTCTAGCGACGGGGTTAAGGTTAGAAATAATATGAAAAATGATGAAGAAACTGATAAGGAAATGATTTTTAAAAGATATAAATCTATGAAGGGATCTAATAAGGGAATTGATGAAGAATAAAGTTGATGTTTATTAAAATAACGCGCAGAAATCTTTAGGTATATATGATACTTAAACTTACCTGAAAAACTTAAAGACCGGAGAAGTGAATGGAGTTAGCTAGTGGAATACTGTCTGATATTACAGTTTATATGAAGTATGCGAAATATCAAAGTGAGTTGCAGAGAAGAGAAACTTGGGAAGAATTAGTTACTAGGAATATGGAAATGCATATTAAAAAGTATCCACAATTGACAAGTGAGATATATGAAGTTTACGATTTTGTATATACCAAAAAAGTTCTTCCATCTATGAGGAGCATGCAATTTGCTGGAAAATCAATAGAAATCAGCCCTAATAGAGTTTTTAATTGTGCATATTTGCCGATAGATGATTGGAGAGCGTTTGGAGAAACAATGTTTTTATTATTAGGTGGTACAGGAGTTGGATATTCAGTTCAATACCATCATATAGAAACTCTTCCAGAAATTAGAAAGCCAAATCCAAACAGAACAAAACGATTCTTAATAAGCGATTCAATTGAAGGATGGGCAGATACGATTAAAGTTCTTATGAAATCGTATTTTGAAGGAACGTCTACAATATTATTTGATTATTCAGATATTAGACCAAAGGGTGCAGCATTGGTAACTAGTGGAGGTAAAGCACCAGGTCCACAGCCACTTAAGGATTGCGTTCATGATATTACTAAAATTCTAGATACTAAAACAAACGGAGAAAAATTAACGTCGCTAGAAGTTCATGATATTGTTTGCTTTATTGCGGACTCAGTTTTATCTGGTGGAATTAGAAGAGCTGCACTGATTGCATTATTCTCGTTTGATGATGAAGATATGGCAACTTGCAAATATGGAAATTGGTCCGAATTGAATCCACAGAGGGCAAGATCTAATAACTCTGCAGTAATTTTAAGACATAGAGTTAAGAAGGACGAATTTTTAGAATTTTGGGATAGGGTGAAGAAAAGTAGATCAGGAGAACCCGGAGTTTATTTTTCTCACGACAAAGACTTTGGAACAAATCCTTGTGCAGAAATAGCTTTGAGAGCAAATCAATTTTGCAATTTAACTGAAGTGAATGCAGCTACAGTAGAAAATCAAGAAGATTTAAATGCAAGAGTAAAGGCTGCTGCATTTATCGGTACCCTCCAAGCGGGGTATACCGATTTTCATTATCTTAGGGATGTATGGAAAAAGACAACTGAAAAGGATGCACTAATTGGTGTAGGCATGACTGGTATTGCAAACAGAAAATTAGAAAACTTAGATTTAGTAGGAGCATCTAAAATTGTGCTTAAGGAGAACGCAAGAGTTGCCAGATTGATCGGTATCAATAAGGCTGCAAGAACAACAACTGTGAAACCTTCAGGAACATCTTCATTAGTTTTGGGATGTGCATCTGGGATTCACGCATGGCATTCACGCCATTATATTAGAAATATTCGAGTTGGTAAGAATGAAGCAATTTACGCATATCTAGCAGAGAATCATCCATCATTAATAGAAGATGATTTTTTCAAACCACATCTCCAGGCTATTATAGGAATTCCACAAAAAGCACATAGAGGTGGATTGCTAAGATCTGAATCTACTATAGACTTTTTAACACGAATTTCCAAATGGAACGAAGAATGGGTTAGAGGAGGACATAGAAGCGGTGCAAACAGTCATAATGTATCTGCTACAATATCCATTAAGAATGGGGATTGGGCAATGGTAGCAGAATGGATGTGGTCAAATAAAACCAAATTTAACGGACTTAGTTGTCTTCCATTTGATGATAATGAACACACGTATGTGCAAGCTCCGTTTCAGGAATGTACAAAAGCAGAATATCAAACTAGATTAAAAACCCTATCCAATGTGGAACTTACCAACATATTAGAAGTAGAAGACAATACGGATTTAGCTGGTGAGTTGGCGTGTGTCGCTGGCGGATGTGAGGTATAAGAATGGGTTGGGCAGATGATTATATTGAAACGTTAAAAGCGGGAATATCTGTATCGTTTAGACCCGTTGGAAACTCTATGACACCGATAATAGAATCGGGTCAATTATGTAGAGTTAAACCATACGACTTTGTAAATTTCACGCATCCAATTAAGAAGGGTGATATTGTGTTATGCATGGTTGGAAAAAAGCAATATCTTCACATCATCAGAGGAATTCATAAGGATAGATACCAAATTGGAAACAACCACGGTAAAATGAATGGTTGGATACTGAAATCAAATATCTTTGGAAAATTAGTTAGTGTAAAATAAAATAGTATATGTATCAAAATTGTTATGTAGATTCGTACAATAGACAAGCGTATGTATGGGACGATATATTAGGACTTCAAACATTTCCGTATAAAAGATATTGTTATGTTAAGGACGAAGATGGAGAATTCACAACTATGTTTGGGGATTCTTGTAGAAAGACCTTTAATTGGAAGGATGAAAATCCAGACGATCTATTTGAAAGCGATGTAAATCCAACAACTAGAACATTAGTAGATTTATATACTGATGACGATACTCCTTCAATAAATCATACAATATTAACATATGATATTGAAGTTGAAACTACCGTTGGATTTCCTCATGCGAATAAGGCAGAAAATACTGTAACATCAATTGCGGCACACGACAATGTATCTCAAACATATGTCGTATTCATTTTAGATCCAGAAGGTAGAGTAAAGCGCACAGTAACTCCTACTAGAATTGTTGAGCCATTTGAGGATGAAGAAAGTTTACTTATGGCGTTTGTTAATTATTGGGTAGATATTTCTCCAACAATTGTAACAGGATGGAATACATCAGGATTTGATAATCCATATGTCATAAATAGGGTTGGAAAAATCTTAGGAGAAGATCATGTAAAGAGATTATCTCCAATTGGAATTGTGAAGTTCTCAGAATATGGTAATGTGTGGAGAATTGCAGGAGTGAGTCTATTAGATTATATGCAACTCTATAAAAAATTCACGTATACAAAATCTGCATCATATTCACTAGAAGCCATTTCTCAACAAGAATTGAAACGCGGAAAAATAAAATATTCTGGAAATCTCAATGAATTACTAAAGGATGACATTAATAAATTTATTGAATACAATATAACAGATGTTGAATTAGTTTTATCGCTAGACGCAAAATTACAATTAATAGATTTGGCTAGAGGTATCGCGCATGCAGGTAGAGTATGTTACGAAGATTTCATTCATTCGTCTAAGTACCTAGAAGGCGCCCTTCTTACATATTTAAAACAGAATAACGTTGTTTCTATAAATAAGCCAAAACGAGATTTTCAAATAGATGAAAGCAATTCATCTAAGGCAAGTTTTACTGGAGCATATGTAAAAATTCCCCAAGGTGGATTATATGACTGGGTATATGATTTAGATTTAACATCTCTATATCCATCAATCATAATGTCTTTGAATATATCACCAGAAACCAAAGTTGGAAAGGTTGAAAATTGGAATGCTGATGATTTTAGAAATGAAACTAGAAAGAAATGGGTATTAGATGGTGATATAGTATCGCATAAGCAACTCAAGAAGTTTTTTAAAGAAGGTGGAGTATCTATTTCGTCTAACGGAATAATTTATAGGACAGATATTCAAGGTTGTATTCCAAACGTACTTAGTAAATGGTTTGATAAGAGAGTCAAATTCAAAAAGTTAATGCAAAAATATGGAAATGAAGGAGATGATAAAAAATACAAATTCTATAAGCAACGTCAATTGGTTCAGAAGATTCTTCTTAATTCGCTATATGGGGTATTAGGTCTTTCAGTATTTAGATTTTATGATTTAGATAACGCATTAGCAGTTACAAGTGTTGGTCAGAATGTGATTAAAAATACGGCTAAAGCAATTAATCACAAATACAATAAAGAATTAGAAAGCGGAAATAAAGATTACAACATATACATTGATACAGATTCAGTTTATTTTAGTGCTAAGCCGCTGTTGGATGCTAGATTTGAAGATTTAGAAGATTGGGATGATGATAAAGTTGCAAAGGCAACATATGATATAGCAGAAGAAGTTCAAAATTTTACCAATTCATTCTATGATGTATTGGCATATAGAATGTTTAATCTTAAAATACATAGACTTGAAATTAAAAAAGAATCTGTAGCTAGACGAGCATTATGGGTTGCAGCTAAAAAGGCATATGCCCAGTGGATTATTATTGATGACGGAGTTCCTGTAAATGAATTAAAGGTTACAGGATTGGCAACAGTTAGATCATCATTTCCACCTGCATTTAAAAAGGTAATGACAGATGTTCTTAATGGAATTGTTTTGGAAAATTTAGAACAAGAAAAAGTAGATTCAATTATCTTAGATTTCAAGAAGGTTATGAAAACGCTGACTCCGCTTGATATGGCAAGAGTATCTTCAGTTAACACACTAAAAAAATATAAATTGCCAACATCAAACAGTGGCAAAGTTGGAGTATTTAAGAAAGGAACTCCAATTCAAGTTAAGGCTGCAATGGCATACAATGATCTTCTTAAATATTTTGAATGTTCATACGATTTCCCTCCAATAGTAAACAATAGTAAAGTTAAATGGGTATATCTAAAGGATAACCCACTGAAGCTAGATCAATTGGCATTTAAAGGGGAAGATGATCCTGTTGAAATCATGGAATATGTAACAGAATACATGAACGTAAATAAAATATATGATACGGAGCTTGATAACAAATTAGGAAGAATATATGAAGCTCTGCGATGGACTAAGCCTACTACAAATTCGGCATTAGTAAATAAATTCTTCACATTATCGTAAACAACAAAAGGTTATAAAAAAAATGGTTAAAGCCAGCTTAAAAAACTTCATCCAAAAATATCATTTGGGTGGAGCAGCAGATTCAGTAAAATGGAAAATAAAAAACAATGTACTGAGTACTAGATTTATTGCAGAAGATAAATCAGTATTAGGCTTTGTTTCTATGGAAAACGTAGATCTTCCAAACTCTGAATTTGGAATTTATGGAACTGCAAATTTAAGTAGAGTTATTAATATGTTAGGAAGCATGATTGATATATCTATTAAAAATGCAGGACAAGATGATCCTATTGCGTTAGAATTTAAGGACGATGGATTCAATGTTAGTTTTGCATTGTCAGAACTTAGCGTTATTCCAAAGGCTCCAGATGCAGATGATGTTCCTTCAGATTGGGTAGCATACTTTAAATTGAATGATGACTTTGCTGAAAAGTTTGTAAAGGCAGTAAACGCTATTGGATCAAAGAATTTTGCAATAACATATGACAAAGCTCATGGGATTGCACGTGTGGTTGTTGGATATTCCACAGTTAATACTACTCATGTCAGCATTGATGTTGAATCAGAGTACACTGGAAACCCGCTTCCAACCAAATTGTTCTCAGCTAAACATTTAAAGGAAATTTTGAATGCAAATAAGGAAGCAGATGAAATGACACTAAGTGTTAGCAGTGAAGGAGTTGCAAATATTTCTTTTGACATTTTAGATTACAAGTCAGATTATTATTTAATAGAAGTAGATGAAGATGAGTAAAAATCTAGATAAGTTTTTTGGAAATATAACAGATGATAAGCAATTAAACCATTCTCTATTTCCTGAAAAATATAGACCTACTAGGTTAGACGAATTTATTGGCAATGATGCAATAAAGTCAGCAGTAGCTAAACATATAGAAACTGGAAATATTCCACATCTAATGTTTTATGGATCTGCAGGAACTGGCAAATCTACATTGGCTAGAATACTAGCAAAATCGTTAGATTGTGATTACCTTATAATCAATGCGTCTGACGAAACTGGAGTAGACGTTGTTAGAACTAAGGTTAAAGGATTTGCAACAACTAGAAGCTTCAGAGATGGTAAAATAATCATATTAGATGAATTTGACTACATGTCTATAAGTGCTCAGGCAATGCTTAGGCATCTTATGGAAAAGTTTTCAAATAATTGTAGATTTATTCTTACCTGCAATTTTATAGAACGAGTTATCGAGCCAATCAAAAGCAGATGTCAGATATTTAATGTTGTTCCTCCAAACAAAAAGAGTGTAGCTAAACACATATCTAAAATTCTTAAGAAGGAAGGTATCGAATACGAAACATCAGATTTGGTAACAATCGTCAATCGCCATTATCCAGATATGAGGCAAATAATCAATGAGTGCCAGAGGCAAATTGACGACGATACTCTTGTATTAGATAAGAAATCTCAATTAGATGGGGATTTTAGATTGAAAATACTTGGTCTATTGGGAGAAAGTAGAAGCGCAAAATCTATCTTCAATGATATACGTCAATTGATAGCAAACAATCATGTTTCTAAATTTGATGATGTATATAGATTGTTATTTGATAAGCTGCATGAATTTGCAAAAGGAAAAGAAACTGCATGTATTTTAATAATAGCAGATTATTTATATAAGGATGCGTTAGTCATAGATTCAGAAATAAACTTTATGGCATGCATTATAGAATTATTATCAGAACTTAAAAAATAGGGTTACACTTATGTCAAAAACGACAGACTTTACTAATTTGCCACCAAAGCAAATAACACTTGCAGACACAACAGCAGTTCTATGTCCACACTGCGAAGGTGATCAGTTTATGGAAACTGTTATGCTTAGGAAGGTTAGCAGAATTTTAACAGGAGATGCTTCAGATAGCTATCAGCATGTTGAGGTTTTAAATTGCGTCAAATGTGGAAAAATGTTATTAGAAACATTACATCCACAAATTCAAGCACTATTGCTTAAAGAAATAAAGGACGCAGAAGACGGAATAGAAAAATCTGCAATAGACAACGGATCTACAACTACTACTCCAATCATAACATCAATATGACCATACAAACATTTTTAAATGGATACACAAATCACAGTGGTGGTTGCCCAGGTTCTGATATGACTTGGGAAGTTGAAGGTTTTTTAAGAGGTGCAAGCACAGTGGCATATTCGTTTAAGGGTCATACTCATGATTCTAGATACCCATATGTTATGTCAAACACAGAATTAGAAGAGGGATTTGAACATGTCAAGATTGCAGATGAAACTCTAAACAGGGGTTTAGCAAGATTGGACGATGCTCCATATATTAAAAAACTTATATGTAGAAATTGGTTTCAGATTAAACACGCAGAATCCATATTTGCAATAGGAACATTTGTCAATTCAACAAATCAATTGGTAAACGGTGGAACTGGTTGGGCAGTTCAAATGGGAGTTGATGAGGGAAAGAATGTATATTTTTTCGATCAAAAAAACAATAAATGGTATTTGCGAACTAACGAAGATGACAAATTTAAATACATAGATTACATTCCAGAGTTAACTACGGAATTTGCAGGAATTGGTACTAGAGCAATTAATGATAATGGAACTAACGCAATAACTGAATTGTTAGACAACATCGATAAATAATATGGCAAAGAAAATAGATAAACCGAAAACATTATTTGATCATATACGCCAAATAACTGCAACTCAAAACCCAGATTATTGGTCAACATTGACAGATACAGATAAAAAATCATGGTCTACATACATGATTATGCGGTTTCTATCTATGCAGCCTGAGTGGATTACAACTGTTAATGAATTACAACCCTTTGTAGAAAGATTAGATCCACCAATTGTGTATGAATTGCTCATTGGCATTATTCCTAAGAGTAGAGTGTTTTTAAAATATGTAAAACCTGACTTTAAAACTCCAAAATACGAACCGTGGCTAGTAGATCTAGTTAAGAAAGAGTTTGAATGTAAAACTGAACGTGCAATATCATACATAAACATTTTACGATCTTTAGAAAACGGAGTAGATACCCTATATTCTATTTGTACTAAGTACGGTACAGATCCAAAAATTGTAGAGAAATTAAAATTATGACAACAGAATCAGAACCAAGAAGATTAAGCTATAGTCAGTTTTCTACGTGGTCACAGTGTCCTAGACAGTACAAATACAAATATGTTGACCGAATAGGAGGTAGAATGGGTAGCATTCATACTCTGTTTGGAACTGCTATGCATGAAACTCTTCAGCATTATTTGTTGACTATGTATACTGAAACAAAGGCTAAGGCAAATGAGATAGACCTTAATAGGCTTTTGATGGATAGCATGAAGGCTGAATTCTTAAAAGAAAAAACCAAATTATTAGAATCTGGTGAAACTGACCTTACTAAAATATGTGGACCTAGAGATCTAAATGAATTCTATAGAGACGGGTTAGAGATTATTAGATGGTTTAAAAAGTCAAAGAATTTAGCAAGATTTTATCAAAAACGTGGATGGAAACTTCTAGGTATTGAATTATCACTAAATCTTAAAATACGAGACGGCATTATAGTAGTTGGGTTTATTGACGTAATCATTCAGAATGTTAGATCTGGTAAGATTACAATCATAGACATTAAAACATCTACAAATGGATGGAGTAAGTGGCAAAAGGGATCTGATCTCAAAAAGCAGCAAATATTACTTTACAAAAAATGGTATTCTCAGCAGTATGATGTACCAATTGATAGTATTAGTGTTGAGTTTCAAATAGTAAGACGAAAACTACCAAAGGATTCTGAATTTCCAATTCCTAGAATGTCAAGATTTGCACCTGCACATGGAAGGGTTAGCATGAACAAGGCTATTAAGGCTTTTGACGCTTTCGTAGATATGGTTTTCAAAGAAGATGGATCATTTATTTCAATATTAGATGACGATTATCCTACAAAGCCTAGTAAATTGTGTGATTGGTGTGATTTTAACGGCTCACCCTGTGATATAAACTCAAAGTGATATATACTTATTTATAGGAACCAAAATAAGAGTTTTTATGGATAAGAAAAAAGTAGACATACAATTAACTAGTGTTAAATTATTATCGAATATATACCAATCATTCAAGATATTGGGCATTCAACACGACACATCTCTTCAGAGAGTTGTAAACAGATCGATATTCTTATATCTAACAGACAGAGAGTTTAGGGATAGAGTTGATGAAGTAACTGAATTAGAAATTAGTGGATCAAACTTTTAAGAATTGAGCAGGTTATATGGCAAAACGGAAAAAAAAGATTTTATTGTTGTCTGATGATTTACGAATGCACTCAGGAATAGCAACAATTAGCAGGCAAATAGTTACAGGTACTGCAGACAAATTTGACTGGGTTCAAATGGGCGCTGCAATAACTCATCCTGATGAAGGAAAAATATTTGATCTCTCTCAAGCAATTCAAGAAGAAACTGGGTGTAAAGATGCTAGCGTAAAGGTTTATCCTTGCTCAGGCTACGGAGATCCAAATAAGCTAAGGGAAATTATAGCTAGAGAACAGCCCGATGCAATTCTCCACTTTACCGATCCTAGATATTGGATATGGTTATATGAATCTGCACACGAATTTAGAGAAAAACTTCCAATTTTATTCTATCACATTTGGGATGATCTCCCAGATCCAATGTATAATAGAAATTATTTTGAATCATGTGATTGGATTTCATGTATTTCTAAGCAAACATATGGAATCGTTAGGAGAGTTTGGGGAAGTAAAAGGGAATCTACTTGGAATCAGCCAAAAAAGTGGCAAGTAAAATACGTTCCCCATGGAATCAGTTCAGATTGGTATTATCCTGTTACAGATGAGGCTGAGCTAGTTGAAATGGAGACATTTACGGAACAGGTAAAAACTCAATGTGGTAAAAAGGATTTTGTTTTGTTATGGATTAACAGAAATATTAGACGTAAACAGCCTGGAGATCTCATCTTAGCGTATAAAGAATTTTGTGATAAATTACCTAAGGCAAAATCTAAAAAATGCTTATTGTTAATGCACACTTCTCCAATTGATGATAATGGTACAGATCTAATTGCAGTAAAGAAAGAATTATGTCCAGATTATGATGTGATCTTCTCAGGTGGTGGATTAGATACTACTAGAATGAATTGGTTACATAATATGGCAGATGTTACAATTAATATTGCCAACAATGAGGGCTTTGGTCTTACAACATGTGAATCAATGATGGCTGGAAATCCAATTATTGTAAATGTCACAGGTGGATTACAGGATCAATGTGGATTTTCAGTTGATGGAGTAGAATTAGATGAAGAAGATTATGTAAAGCATGGATCACTACATAATTGGAAAACATGGGAAGGCAAAGTAGATCACGGAGTATGGGTGAAACCAATTTGGTCTAGAGTTAGAAGTCTTAATGGTTCACCACCTACCCCATATATTTTCGATGACAGAGTAGATTACGAAGAAGTATCAGATAAGATTATGGAATGGTACAATACTCCAGCAGATGAAAGAAAGGCTGCAGGATTAGCAGGAAGGCAATGGCTATTAGATGGTAAATTAAACCATAATTACATGTGTGATGCCATGGCAGACGGAATAAACGATACATTAAAAAATTGGAAACCTCTTAAACGATTTACTGTAAATAAAATATGATAGAAATTAAAGCAGCAAGTGACTTTTTCCTAGACATTCAAAACAGATTTTCAGTATTCCTTGCTGGGAGTATTGAAATGGGAAAGGCAGAAAAGTGGCAAGATAAGGTAGTTAAATTATTGGAAGAAGATGACGTAATTGTCTTAAATCCAAGACGTGATGATTGGGACTCATCATGGGAACAAACGGATGGTGATAATGAATTTACAAAACAAGTAGAATGGGAATTATTAGCTCAGACATATTGTGATTTGATCATAATGTATTTTGATCCTAACACTACATCTCCAATTACACTGTTAGAACTTGGCTTATTTGGAGCAACACATCCACAATCAATTGTTGTATGTTGCCCAGAAGGATTTTACAGAAAAGGAAATGTGGATGTTACATGTAGATGGTACGGAATTAAACAAGTTAATTCAATCGAAGAATTGGTTAACGAAGTAAAGGGTAGATTATAAATGACAAAATTGCAAGAAGCAATACAGCGTGGTATACATAAAGTATCTGACCAACTTCATAGACAAACCATGTGTGGTGGACCCGAAGTTTTATACGTGTCACCACGGGTATATACTGAAATTGAAAGAATGGACGGGTTCTATGATGGGACGTATTGCAACCGATACCACATCGTCAAAACGAATGCATTTATAGCAGGACCAGATGTATATGCAATAGTACCACGAGGTAGATTGACATACACATGTGAACCAACTGATAGTACGCCAATAGTTGATGCTGAGGGGTTGGATACACTACTCGATATACCACATATTAATATTGAAGTGGTACGTGAGATACAACTGGCAGTGGATGCGACGTTTGAATTTACAAAAGAAGAGTGGGAAGAATTAAATGATTAAACCATTATTAATATTTAGTGGACCAGTAGAAACACGATCAGGATACGGTGATCATGCTAGAGATCTAGTTTTATCCCTTATTAAAATGGATAAATTTGATATTAAAATAGCATCTACTAGATGGGGTAGCACTCCTATGAATGCACTCTCTACTAGTAATGAAGATCATCAAAGGATACAAAATAGAATCCTAACCCAAAATCCAGATAGACCTGTTGACATATGGGTTCAAGTTACAGTACCTCACGAATTTCAAAAGAACGGAAGATTCAATATTGGTATCACTGCCGGAATAGAAACTACCGCTGTATCTCTAGATTGGATACATGGATGCAACAGAATGGATATGGTTATTGTTCCATCAAATCATGCTAAGGTTTGCTTAGAAGGCACCCAATACAAAGAACAAAACAACCAAACTAGTGAAGTTGTTAATGTTCATAAGGTCAATGTTCCTGTTGAAGTTCTATTTGAAGGAACAGATACAAATGTATTTAACAGCGAATACATTTCTGACGAACATGTAGAAAGTGAGTTATTAAATGTAAAGGACGATTTCAATTTCTTATTTGTAGGCCACTGGCTTCCTGGAGAATTAGGACAAGATCGCAAAGATGTTGGCATGATGATAAAAACATTCCTAAGTGTTTTCAAAAATAAGAAGGATGCACCTGGATTAATTTTAAAAACTTCTCAAGCTACATTTAGTGTATTAGATAGAGAACGAATTGCAACTAATATTAGAGATATTAAGGGAAGCATAACTGGAAAATTACCTAATATCTATTTGTTGCATGGAGATATGACACAACCTCAATTAAATTCATTATTTAATCATGATAAGGTTAAAGCAATGGTATCATTTACTAAGGGTGAAGGATATGGAAGACCACTTCAAGAATTTATGTTCAGTGGAAAGCCAATTATATCATCAAATTGGTCAGGTCATATTGATTTCCTCACAGGATATGCAGATTTAATAGATGGTGAACTGACACCCGTGCATCCAACTGCAGCAAATAATATGATATTAGAACATGCAAGTTGGTATACATTGAATTATAGTAATGCAGGTAAGGCTCTAATGGAAATGTTTAAAAGTTATGATGAGAAGATTAAGCACACTAGTGGATTAGTAGAATCTAGATCTTATAAATTTTCTTTAGATTCTATGGATGTAGAATTTGAAAAGCTAATAGAAAAATACGTTACAGCACAAACACAGGTTCCACTTAAGTTACCAACAGGTGGGTTGCCTACGCTAAAACAATTATAAATTATGGCAAATTATTCAGCAATATACAAACAGGCAGCTATCTCAGAGCATGCAGTAAGCCCTACAGGGATACTTCCTATGCAGCTTATAGCATTCGATTATAAGACTCCTGGACCAAGGCGCATTGGATTATCATTGGGATATATTCCTAGCACAAAGATGCTACATTGCATTAGACTTAATGCCCTTCCACTTAATCATTTTAGATTACTTATGAAGAATATGATAGATCATAAACTTCGTAACATTTATAAGAAGGCAAACAAGCGTAATGTTTTAATCGAATCAATTATAGTAAATAAATTTAGACTTCCATTTGAATCTGTTCCATATGGTCAGTTACAAAGTTTTTATGCAAACAATTTTAAAAACAACGCATACATAAAAAAGAATCCGGTGTATAGATCGTATCATATGCCTGATATGTCTGCAGCTACTGTAATGTTACCAGATTTAGAATATCTAGGATTAATTCCAAGAAAGAATAAACAATCTCCAACGGCAGAGGATATATGGAAGACAACAAAATAAAAGTTTCATATGCAATAACTGTCTCTACTGAAATTGAAGAATTAAAGAGACTTATCCATAAGTTAACTTTAGCTAGAGAAGCTTGGGAGAATCAACTAACTAGTGAAGTTGTTGTATTAGTGGATAAAAGTAATACAACAGAAGAGGTAGTTGAATTTGTAAAAAGTTTAAGTGAGTGGCAACTTCATGGATATGGCCAAGGCTATGCAACTAGATCAATTACTAAGGTAGAATTTGCAGATCTAAATAAAGATTTTGCTACATTTAAAAACACTCTAAATTCATTATGCTCAGGCAAATGGATTTTTCAGTTAGATGCAGATGAGTATCCTCATGATCATCTATTGGAAAACATAAATGAAATATTAGACATCAATGAAGATGTAGAAGTTATATGGGTTCCTAGAGTTAATACAGTAGAAGGATTAACAAACGAAGATACTGCTCGTTGGAGATGGCATGTAACTGAAAATGGTTGGATTAATTGGCCTGACGCGCAATTGCGACTCTACAGAAATAAGCCAGAAATTAAATGGAAAAAACCTGTTCACGAACAGCTTAGTGGATATAAAGTTTGGTCTGCACTTCCAGATGAAGAACAATATGCATTGTATCATCCTAAAGGAATTGATAGACAAAGAAGACAAAACGCATTTTACGATACAATACAGGATTGAATCAGAGGCTAATAGCATATCGTGGAAATATTCAAGGCAATAAGCCATACTTTCTTAATAAACCAGAGTATGTTGATATCGCTTTACAATATGGATATGATGCAATGGTAGATGTATGGATTAAAGATGGTGAGTATTGGTTAGGTCATGACAATCCTAGATATGCAATACCTACTCACTTTTTATCTACAAAGGGAATATGGTGTAGGGCCATGACACGAGAAGCACTTGATTCTATGATGAATGAGAAAGATATTCATTGCTTCATGAATGGTAATGATCCAATAGTCCTTACTAACAGGAATATAATGTGGTTAAATGATTCTACCAAACTGTTTGACGATATGAAATCTGATGCTGTTTATTTTGATCCAGAAGGTGCTGAAGAAACAATGTATAGAAACATATACGCAATATGTTCAAACAACGTAAGAGCAATACGGGAGATATTAACAGGAGAGCAGCAAAGAGAATTTAATATGAATGACGCTAGAGATATTGCAGATATAATACCAGACCTTGATAACTTTACAGGATAATATGTACTCAATAATACTTCCATATAGAGATAGATTAAATCATCTAACCAAACTGCTTCCTAGACTCCATGAGAAGTTTGATGGAACGGATTACGAAATTTTAATAATAGAACAGGATGATACTGAAAGCTTTAAATTGGCTCAGCTATTTAACGTTGGTGCGTTAAATTCTAAAGGTACCAACTTAGTATTTCATGATGTAGATCATTATCCAAGTGATGACGTATCATATGAAATAACTGATAGCCCAGTATATCCAATTCAAAAAGTATTATTTCTGTCAGAAGATGGAGAATCATTACGTCCAATGTGGGATGTTCCTGCAGGATATCGTAAGTTTTCAAAGTCAGCAGACGGACACTGGGGTGGAGTGTTTATTCTTACCAAAAAAATGTTTGAAGGTATTGGTGGTTTTAATCCAATGTATTCCGGTTGGGGTAAAGAGGATAATGATAGGCACCAAAGACTACTGTTAGCAGGATATCACCCAATTAGAAGACAGGTTGGCACATTTTACGGACTATATCATGAAGACAATTGTCCTTCACATACTGATACTGACTTCGTAAAAAACCACCAAATACTGAATGATATGCAAACGTATCTTCACATTGGTCACAAAAATATGACGTATGACTTTACTGAATTTTCGGTTGGTAATGATAAAAGCGTAAGATGGTTAAAGGTTACAAACATTAAAACGGTTGGAATATGAAATACAAAAAGGATCTCATAGTAGGAGCAGTGTCTTCAAATTATGAAGTTAGTGATGTAGTCAATTGGAGTGAGTCTATTATTAAGTCAGGATTTAAAGGAGATGTAGTAGTATTCTGCTACAACTTTAAGGCGACCGACGCCATTCCCGATTTTTTTAGGAACAAAAATTTTAAAGTCGTAATTCCGCATTCGGATATGTTTGGTAATGATGTTGAAAAATTTCAAACCCATACTGGTGAAGGAGATTCTACGAATAACTACACATTGGTACATCAGCAACGATTTTTTCACTATTGGCAATATTTGAAATATGGTGATGAAATGTATAGATACATTATTACTACTGATGTTAGGGATGTCGTATTTCAAACAAATCCGTCAGAATATCTAGATTCATTTGATGATGGTGAATATACAATTTTAGCATCTAGTGAGAATGTGTTAGCAGGCAACGAGCCATGGTTTAGCGGAATGGCAACAAAACATTTTGGTGGATACGTATTCAATGATGTGTTATCTAAACGTCCAGTATTTAATGTAGGTACATTTGCTGCAAGACATAAAGTTTTTATGGATATGTCAATAAACAATTATTACTTATCATTATCATTTCATCCAGGAGTTCTTCCAGCCGTTGGGGATCAAACTGGATTTAATTTGTTGATTGCTACTGCATATTCAAATTATACTGCAAATTTGGGACCAAGTTCACATTGGGGATGTCAATGTGGAACAATGTTAAATCCGCAATTTGCACAACTTCAAGTAGAATCTATTGATGGCATACATGAAAAGGATAGTATTGTTTACAATGGAGATACTCCGTTTGTAATTTTACATCAATATGATAGAGTTCCAGACCTAGTAGAGAAAATAAACGAAAAATATAGTAAATAAGATGATTGATTTAGTTGAAAAGTGGAAAGTTACTGGCTTGTTGGAGGGCATTGCTAGTACAGAACGTAAAGAAGTTATATCTAAACTGTTAGAAGAGTCTTCTAAATATTTAATAAGAATATCAGGAACTAGAACAATATCTGAACAGGCTGCAGGAGTTGTATTACCGGCAGTTCGACGAGTATATGGTAGTAACGGATACGAAGAATTTGACATTATTGATTTTTGTAAATTTATAAATCTTGAGGTTAGGAAATGGAAACCTAAGTTTAACCACTACTCAAAATTAGACGAAGAAGCAGAAATGACTATTTATATATGTGAACAATACATAAAACAAGAGAGACGTAAAAATGGCAGTTGAAAAAATATATGAAATTGATTGGGATCTTGTCATCACATTTGATGATTTAAAGAGAATTTTACGGGTATTGGATTTCAGATTTTCGGAATCTGCTACCAATTTAAACCTGATAAGTGATTTAACTAAAGAAGTGGTGGTATAAGTATGGCAATTAATTACCCAGTAGCAGAAATGGCAGATCGATATACGATTGCCCGATTGAAATTTGAACGAATTCAATCAAACGAACGTTTCAGATTTTCAGCAGAAATGGATATTTATTTCGAAGAGCTTGATAAATACGAAGAATTGAATCCGTTTTTGGAAAGACTGTTCGAGAGCAACGGCAAAATCTGGGACCTAGAGACTGAGATTAGACGAGGCGCACTTGAAGATAAAGGGTTTGCGTGGATTGGTGAACGAGCAATTGCTATTCGAGATGAGAATCGAGTTAGAGTTGGTATCAAGGGAGAAATCGTTGACCATTACGGTGAAGGATTCAAAGATATGAAGTGTAACTACTCAGGCGGGGATGAAGAGTGAGAGTATTAATCAAAACATATGGATACTTTGGAGATATTCTTTTTGCATCATCAATTGCTAAATCTCTTAAGACCCATACTCAATATGGGGTAACTCATGTAGATTTTCTTATTGGATTTCCACAACTTCATGAATTAATGTCAAATAATCCATATATTGATAGAGTATGGGTATCTGATCATCCTAATCCAATGCCACATAATTCAATATTAGATGAATCACAATATGATAGGATGTATCAATTAGGTCAACTATCATTTAGTCTTCCACCTCCTGAAGAATTTCAAAGGTTGATTGGTATTGTCAATCCTAGAAAGAATTTTGAAGTGTATACTACTAAAGCTAACGATGAGTTAGTCCAAGCAGAATTTGCGTTAATTCGAGAAAAGTTAGATCCTTCTCAAAAAATAATTTATATACCATACAATTGGGATGCAAAGGCTTTTAGATATACTGAAGATGAATACGAAGCAGGTAGATATCAAAGACCTAGGGATGCAGAAATTCAAACTAGAAGTATTGATAAAATAGTAGATAGTCTATCTCAATATCATTACGTAGTTTTTGGTGGTCTTCCTTACGGTAATTCACAAATTGGAGTTGAAAGTCTTCAAAAGAGTTTGGCGTTGGAAGCGTCTATTATAAAGTATGCAGATTGGTATGTTGGTCCAGAAAGTGGATTATGCAATATAGCAGGTGGAGTTGGTACAAAAACGATAATAAATTGGGATTGGGTACATCACTTATATGGTCCTAAGGGAATAATAAAGCAATGTGATCCACCAATGTTAGGACCTGCAAACATGTTTGGTGCTGATAAACATTGGGTAATAGATCCATATGTAACTGATGAAGAATTATTTCAGAACATAGTGGGCATCATTAAAAATAATTAAAAAAAAAATATGAGTAAAAATTGTAAATGCGCATCGTGCATATGTGGCACATTAGATAGTAAAGACTTTATAGGTTGGACAGAATCTATTGGAATAACACTAAATCCTGCACAAGTGATGCTGTATAACCATGTTATGAATAGTAATAGATGTATTCAATATAAATGTAGGCGACTTGCAGGATTTTCATTTTTATATACACTGCTTGCATATTGGCTAGTTGTTAAGCATGATAGGTTAGTAGCTATGATAGTACCAAATCATTCAGGAATTAAGTTAATAAAGCAGGATTTAGTTCGTATGGGATTAGATTGGCCAACTAATGGATTTCTCATAGTGCCAAGTAATAATATAGAAATTGGATTAAGGGGATATGGAAAACTAGATTATGTATTTTTTGATGAAGCTAGTTTCTGTAAAAATTTAGAAGACGCAGTTCAAGATTTAAAACGATATACTGCAGGATCAGCTGATGATACTATAGTTCTTTATTCATCGTTTGCTCATCCATATCTTACATATTTGCAAAGAATGAGTTCTAGGTGGGATAGTGAATGGACGTTTTTTCAAGTTCCTGCATTTGTATTCAATATGCAACATAGTAACGCAATGACGCCACAACAAGTTGGACAACCACAATACGCAATGGAAATGGAGTGTAAATTTGATGGATAGATTAAAAAAATCAGTTTTAATAACAGGAGTAGCAGGACTATTAGGTTCTAGGCTAGCTACATGGATTTTTGAAAATACAAATTACTATGTAGTAGGTGTTGATGATCTCTCAGGTGGGTATTGTGAAAACGTCCCAGAAGGTGTTCATTTTCATAAAATAGATTTATCAATAGCAGAAGGATTTAATTTCACTAATTTGAATAAAATGTTTAAAACATATAAACCAGATTATGTATTTCATTTTGCAGCGTACGCAGCAGAAGGATTGAGTCCGTTTATTAGATGTTTCAATTACGAAAATAATTTAGTAGCAACTGCAAATATTGTAAACATGTGCATCAAATATGATGTGAAGAGATTAGTATTTACAAGTTCTATGGCGGTTTATGGAAATGCAGCTCCACCATTTAATGAAGATGTTCAGCCTAACCCAATTGATCCATATGGAGTGGCAAAATTTGCTGCAGAGCAAGACATTAAAATCGCTGGAGATCAACATGGATTAGATTGGTGCATTATACGACCTCATAATGTGTATGGTGTAAATCAAAATATTTGGGATAGATATCGAAACGTTCTTGGCATTTGGATGTATCAGCATCTCAATGGTCAGCCTATGACAATATTTGGTGATGGAGAACAAACTAGAGCATTCAGTTATATTGATGATTGTTTGGAACCTTTTTGGAAATCAGCTGTTAAAGAAGAAGCGTCAAAGCAAATTATAAATTTGGGTGGCATTCATCACATTTCTATTAATGATGCAGCACATACACTTAAAGAAGTGATAGGCGGTGGAGAAATCGTTTATAGAGAAGCAAGACACGAAGTTAAAAATGCATATCCTACTTGGAAAAAATCTGTAGATATTTTAGAATTTGAACATAATACAGATTTTAGAGAAGGATTAAAATTGATGTGGGAATGGGCACAAACTCAACCAAACCGTGATCAATTTATTTGGCCTGAATATGAATTAGAGAAGGGAATATATTCCTTTTGGAAATAATAAAGAGATAAGATTATGTTGATATATGTAATAACTGCGTTAGTAATGGCACTTGTCATTGGTTTTGCTTTGGGATTTGATAAAGGACTACGAAGAGCAAAGGAAGTTAGTATAGTCATTGATGGAAAGAAAATTTCTAGTACATTTGACGTAACAGGTAAGCGAGGAAATACTGAAGATCTTTCAGTAGTAATTGGAGATGCAGAAGCTAGCATTGCTGCAGTTAGGGACCGATTTACTAAACTGATTAATCATCCAGGTCGTGGACCTTCTACCCAAAAGGCAGGAATATTGAGTACAGATAATGTAGGAAACATTACGTCATACGTAACGGTAGAAGAATTAGAACCATCGTATGTTCAATCACTGCATGATAAATTAGAATCTGATACTGAGATAATTAGAAATGTAGCAAATCAAAATTATGATGCATAGCAGTTAGAGCTTACTGATGTTATACGTGAACTAGAAGCTGATGTTATGCGTGAACTAGAAGCTGAAGTTAATGAATAAACAACTAGAAAGATTAGTTCATCTTAAGGATAGAGGATTTAACCCAAAATCTATAATTGATATTGGCGCAAACATAGGTCAATGGTACGCAATTGCCAATGATGTATTTCCAAACGCAGATATTCTAAGCATTGAACCAAATCCACCATCTTTTGATGAATTGGTTAAAATAAATCCAAATTCAAAACAATTGCTACTTGGCGATTCTAATAATAAAGTAGTTGAATTTTTCGTTAATGAAGATGATGATAAGTGCACAGGAGCTTCTATTTATTTAGAACAAACACATTATTATTCTACTCCAACTGTGATTCCGTTAACAATGGGTACATTGGATAAACTGAATATGAAATTTGATCTTATCAAAATAGATGTTCAAGGAGCTGAACTGGATGTGTTACAGGGTGGCCTTAATACCCTTCAACACGCCACATTCGTAACTTTAGAACTTGCAGTTATGAGATATAATAAAGGTGCACCATTAATAAATGAAGTAATACAATATATGAGTGCACATGATTTCATGATATTTGATATATTTGAATTACATTATTTAAACGGCGCACTTAACCAAATTGATATCTGCTTTTTAAACAAAAAGTATAACTATATGGTTGAACTTTAGTTGATACCTGATATTTACATATATAAAAACAAACACAAATTAATATGACAGAATTAGCACAGCGCATTATTAAAGATATCAGACGGGGAAAGCCTGTTATGGTAGTAGATGATTATACTAGAGAAAATGAAGCAGATCTAATTATATCAGCAAAACAAGCAGACATATATAATTTGACATTTTCTATGAGACATGCAAAGGGATTAATGTGTATTCCATGCATGCAAAATACGTTAGATAAGTTGGATATTGCAATGATGCATAGCAACTCATTAGATCAATATGATACTCCATTTGCAAATTCTATAGATGCAACCTACGGAACAACTACTGGAATGTCAGTAGATGACAGATTGAAAACAATCCAGACACTATTGAATCCATTGGCAGTTCCAGGTGATGTTACTCAACCTGGACATATGTTTCCACTAAGGGCAAGAAAGGGACTTCTTAAGGAGAGAAGAGGACATACCGAATCTGCAATTGAATTGATGAGATTATCAGGTGAACCTGATGTCGCAGTCATTATAGAAATTATGGATGACAACGGCCAAATGTTAAGGGGAATGGATTTGGTTTCATACGCCCATATTTATGATTTAAACATGATCTCAGTAGAAGAAATTTATGAAGCAAGATACGGACTCCCTAGTAAGTAGAGCATATAATGACTTCAGAATAATTGATAATTTGCTTATAAAAAAATCTAGTGATACTACTAGGTTAGCAAATGAAATTGAGTATTATATGACCGTTCCTAAATGGTTTGCTCATTATTTTCCAAGAGTATTTGAATATTCAATATGTGAAAATAATAGTCCAAATTCATGGATGATAATGGAGTATTATTCATATGACGATGCGTCTAAACTGTTGTTTGAACTAAAAAATCCATCTCCAACTAAAATCCAAAAGTTTATCAATCACATTGATAAATTTTTAGGTAGTGCTAGATTACATAATAATGCACACATACGTAATACAACAAAAGAGCAAACTAGAATAGACTCAAGATCGATGTATGTAGATAAGACTAAGCTGTATTATTACGAATTAATTACAGATTTTGAGTTATTTAAAGAAATTGCATCATATCCTAGATTGTTCATAAACGGTAAAAGCTACCATAATTTTGAACAAATGCAAGAATGGATTTTTAAAATGGTGGATTTTCACGTTAAAGAAATATATCCAGCGTTTATTCATGGAGATTTTTGCCTTTCAAACATACTATTTGGATATAATGAAAATTCAATAAACCCAAAATCTACTGTAAAATTTATTGATCCTAGGGGAAAATTTGGAAATGCAATTCATGAGGGAGATGTATATTATGATCTTGCTAAGTTGATGCATTCTACTCATGGTGGATATGAATTTATTATACATGATAGATTTACAGTAACGCAGCTAGAAGATTCCAATCAACACTGGGAGTTGATCATTCCTGAAAACAAAGTAGTTCAACAGCATTTTGATGAATTGTTATTTTCAAAATATGATGCAAAAATCATAAAATTACTTCAGGGATTAATTTTTATAGGAATGTGTTCTAGGCACTATGACAGCGAAGATAGACAAGTGGCAATGTACCTTCAAGGAATAAAAATTCTAAACGAAGTAATGTATGAAAACGGGTTTGTAATATGAAAAAATATAGAGTAGGATTTGGAACACCAATACGAGAACGTGGAGGACCTAGATACGGGATTTCTACGTTTGTTCATGCGTACAGTTCAAGAACATATCATGAAATAGAAGCCAAAGATATGATGGAACTTATTAATAAAATTAAACATCAAGACGCAAAAGAAGCAGGATTGGATTTAAATACTGAATATCATCTTGAAATAGAAGAAATTCCAAATGAATAAAAAATATAGATTTTGTTTTGATTTAGATGGCACTATTTGCCATACTAAGAAAATGGATCAATCATACCGTCAGGTAAAACCAATAGATGGAATGCCTGAATTATTGCAAAAAATCGATGAAGATGGCCATTACATAATCATATATACTGCCAGAAATATGGAAACATATCAAGGTAATATGGGTAAGATCACTGCATATCAAGTTCCAATTATAATAGAATGGCTGAGAACGTGGAAAATTCCGTTTGATGAAGTGATTGTAGGAAAACCATTGGCAGATTTTTACATAGATGATAAGGCAGTAGAATTTAGAACAGTAGCATTACTCAAAGAGGATTTAGGAATATGAACGAAGAATTTAGAGAATTTTATATAGATACAGCTGACACCCATTATATAGATTTAGTTCTGTCTAGGTTGTCAAATCAGGGTGACGGACAAACTGTTAGCCATTTTAGAGGAATTACTACTAATCCAAATGCAATGTCAAAGGTAAATGCCCATACATTGTCTCAGTGGACATCTCAACTCCGTAAGATATGTAAATTATTGAATAAGTGGACTCACGGAATACCTAAAATTCCAGAATTACATGTTCAACTTCCAAATACACGATTTATATCTGATAGCGATGTTGCAAAATTTGTGGGTTATTTACAAGACAATTTAACTGAAGGTGAGTTTCAATTATGTATTAAGATTTCACCATATCAGTTAGCTTCTGTATCTGCATATTTGCAATCTGAAGGAGTTAAGGTTAATGTTACTGGATGTGCTGATTATGCAAGCGTCCTTAGAGCCTCTTCATATGGAGTAGATTATGCATCTATCATACCAGGACGAATGGATGAACGTAAGATCCAATCAAATAAACATCTATCATACTTAAATGCATGTGACCTAGGAAATACTAAAGTAATTACTGGAAGTATGCGAACAGTTAGAGGAGTTAGGGATGGATTCAAATATGGAACTATTCCAACTATCGGCAGTAGAGTTTGGAATAAAATACTAATTAATAAGCATGCACATGAGCAATTCGATACTATATTGAATGTTCCTAGCAAACTAAATCTTGGTAAATTTTTAGCTCCAGTTCAAATTACAAAGGATTCTCAAGATTTAACCAATGAATTTTTTGAAAGCATGGATGAACTTGGAACTCAGGCGTACATTGGATTAATGTCAAGACGATGAAAGTAGCAATTCTTATTTCAGGAATGCCTCGCAATTATGAGCAAGGTTTTCCTTCGCATCTTAAATACCTAATAGAACCATTTGATGAAGTAGACATCTTCATTCACACATGGGTAAATCCTGAATTAGTAGGTACTTCATTTTTTAATGAAGGTGGAAACAAAGTTACCAAGGATTTAGAATCAGATTATATGAATAGGATAGTGGAACTATACAATCCTAAATCTATAACATTTGAACACATTACTCCAAATTTTCCAATGAGTGATGCTCATCATGAAAAGATGTTTCCTAACGTACGTCTCTATGCACATTGGTCTATGTTTTATGGAATGTATCGTGCATGGAAATTGATGGAAGATTATCATGCAAATGATGAAATGACTGAATATGATTTAGTGTTCAGACTTAGATTTGATTGGGAGATTTATAGTCTTCCATTAGGAGATGTATTTCCAAACACAATTTACGCTCCAGATGATGGACCACATAAATTATCATTCAACGATCAGTTTGCATACGGACAGCATACAGCTATGAAAAAATATATGACTACATATGAAGATCTATTTGAGATCAATGAAGAAGTATATGGTATTGTTGGAGAAACTGTAGTATTTCAGAGAATGTTAGATACAGATACTAATATAGTAGTTCAACCAATAAAATACAGAATAATTAGAGAAGGATGATAAGCACTAAAGATTACATTAAAATTAATAAATGTGTAGATGGTGGGTTGTATAGTATAGAAGCTAGAAACGGAGTATTTGGATATTGGAATAGCAGTAGTGAATCATTTACTCTTAGACGATGTAAATTCGGGTCAATATTCTTATTTGATGAATACCATTGGGATATTGGAGCTCCATATGGAACTGTAAAGCCAATTGCATACTTAAACGAAGAGCGACCTGCTACTGATACTGAGGCGATTATTAGACTTTCAGAGTTAACTGAAGAACGCTTTAAACGTAAATAATAAAATGATTAATAAAGACTGCCGGATTCAGACATATACAGGCAAACAATTTTATCTTTTGGATACTATTCAAGATGATATAGATGTTGTAGATATTGCTCATGCGTTGGCTAATATGTGCAGATTTAATGGACATTGCAATGAATTCTATTCAGTTGCTCAACACTCAGTAATTGTATCTCAATATTGTGATGATCCATTATGGGGTTTAGCTCATGATATGACAGAAGCATATTTGCCAGACGTAACTAGACCATTAAAGCAAGTTCTTCCAAATTTTAAAGTAATTGAAGATAATTTAATGTCAGTTATTGCTCAAGCATTTGGGTTAAACGGAACAACAATTCCAGATCAAGTTAAGGTAATAGATAACAGAGCACTTGTTACTGAGCGTAGAGATTTAATGGCAGACGCTCCAATTCCATGGGGTGGATTGCATGATCTAACGTGTCTTCCACAAAAGATAGTTCCAGTGAGTGCAAAAATGGCAGAGAAGATGTTTCTTAGAAGATTTCACGAGTTAGTAACAGTAGAAGTATGATTAGAGTATTTTATAGATTGTCAGATCATGGATATAAAAAGACAAAACCTGCATATGTCACAAATGACAATTGTTTATCGAATTTTGTAGCTTCATGTGAATTAGTTAATAGGGATTGGAAAATGAGAATCCTAATGGACAATGTATCTCAGGAAACATATGATCATATTTTTAAGGAATATGCTGGAATTTGTGAAATACGAGGATCTAAATTGGGGTCAGGTGCACAGTCATTCAATAAAGTATTAGACTATGCAATAAAGCATGGATCTGATGATGACATAATCTATTTTGTAGAGGATGATTATATCCATGAATACGGATGGGGTAAAATTCTTAAAGAAGGATTTGAAATAGGTGCAGATTATGTAAGTTTGTATGATCATCCAGATAAATATTTGAATCCGCAACTGGGTGGTAATCCATACGTTGAGGGTGGTGGAGAGGTAACTAGATTGATGAAGTCAGATTCATGTCATTGGAAACTCACAAACTCTACAACAATGACGTTTGCTGCAAAATTGAAAACTCTTAAAGAAGATGAAGATATTTTAAGAGGCCATACTAGTGGGACATATCCTAAAGATTTTGATATGTTTTTAGCACTTAGAGAAAAGGGAAGATCACTAGTAACTCCAGTACCAGGATACGCAACACATGGGGAAACCACATGGCTAAGTCCTTTTAAAAATTGGAAACAAATCTGCGCGGATACGAATATGACTTCACTTCACAGAATTAATCACGGAATATCAATATGAGACAAATATCACAAATACATGAGGTTCGCACAATTAAAGAGTTGCGAACCATGTCAAAATACAAAGGAGCATCATACGTGTTCTTTTGGGGTCATTCTGATACTGACCCAGAACGTGTGAATGAAGGATGCCTTAGCAATTGGTATCCTGCACCGTTCGAATTAGATGGAATAGTTTATCCTACCTCAGAACATTGGATGATGACTGAAAAGGCTAGATTATTTGAGGATGATGATTCGTTAGCACTAATGTTAGAAGCTGAATCTCCATGGAAAGTTAAAAAGTTGGGACGAAAGGTTGCAAACTTTGATAATGATGTTTGGAGAAAATATTGTTTTGATTCAACAGTAAAGGGATGCATAGCAAAATTTACTCAAAATCCACATCTTGGTGAATATCTTAAAAATACTGGAAAATCTGTATTAGTTGAAGCAAGTCCGTATGATACAGTTTGGGGAATTGGAATGGCGTTTGATAAGGATAATTTAGAAATCGGAGATCCTACAAATTGGAAAGGAGAAAATCTTTTAGGATTTGTTCTTATGGAAGTTAGAGATCAATTAAATTTCATATCATCTGCGGCATCATCAATATGATTAGTGTAGTAATTCCAACATATAAAAACCCAAGATGTTTAGATTGGTGCTTGACTTCTGCAATTAATAATGCACATGATGACAAAAATTATGAAATTATTGTAGTAGTAGACGGATTTATTGAAGAGAGTCAAGGCGTTTTAAATAAACATTCTAATGAAATACAAGTTTTAGATCTAGGTCAAAACTTTGGTATGCAGCATGCATTAAATATGGGAGTCTATAATGCATCATATGAAAAAATTCTTATAGTAAACGATGATAATGTTTTTCCATATGGATGGAATTCTACATTAGACGGATTTGCAATCACAAGTGTCAATAATAGAGTTATAACTCCAAATCAAATTGAACCTTTAGGTCCATCGATATTCAATTTTACAATTAAAGATTTTGGAAATCCTGAAACATTTGATTTAGAAGAGTATTCTAATTGGGAATCTAAAAATAGAAATGGAAGTTGGACTGAGGATGGAGGAATTTTTCCATTCTTAGTAAGCAAGAGAGATTATATGATGGTTGGTGGTTTTGATACATTATATCAATCACCGTTCATATGCGACTGGGATTTCTTTCTTAAGTTAGAAATGGCAGGAATAGTTTTTAGAAGAACAGATTTACTTTCGTTTTACCACTTTGGATCTATTGCAACAAAAAATAGATCTGATGGTGAATCAGATAAATTTAAGAAGAGTGAACAGGATGCATTTGAAACATTCAGATATAAATGGGGCTTTGATGCATTCAGAGGAAAAAACAATACTCATAGACCAAGTAATACTACAATCAGGGGAATAGAATTTAACTAAGATGGCAAAAGGAAACACTAACGGAACTTACAGCGGTGGAAATAGCACCAAACGACCAGGAGTACACTCAAAAAGAAAGGCTTCTAAACTGAAGCAATCTAAAAACTATCTAAAGCGGTATAAAGGACAAGGAAAATAGTTTAAAAATTGGTACTTATCTCAGCATTCTGATATTTATATAAGATTACAATGAAATACAGAGATATCAATGCCAAACAAATTCAAAGACGCAGTTTCAAAGCTGCTCAAAGACACGTCAGGAAAACCTAGTAGTAAAAGAACAATTACTTTTATTGCATTTAGTCTTATGTGTCTTGCATTTTTACTAAACCTTGCATTTGAAATTCCTATGGAGGAATTCATTTATGAAGGTATGTTATATGTAGTAGCAGGTGGTCTAGGCTTTAGCGCATTAGAACACTTATCACCTGGAAAATCGGGTGATACTCAAAATATAGATCGCTCATCAACCACTAAGGTGGGAGTTGGAGCGGTAGAAAATCCAGAAATGTTCGAGGGACAATAATATGTCATTTTTTAAAATAGGCGGAGTATTCACTGTTGCTCCTACAGGTGATGGAACAGTTACAGTTCAATGTGGCGGAAACGATTCTGGCACAGGATCATTAGCAAATCCTAAACTTACTAAGGCGTGGGGAGTAATGGTTGGAACTGCTACCGGTGGATCAATTGATTTTGACAATTCAGGATCAATTCAAGTTGCAGATATGATAGTAGGTGAAGTTTACCCATGCTATCCTAGAGCAGTAACTGCTAATAGCGGTTCAATTTATATTTTATTGTAAATCATGTTTGTTATTACCAATTAGGAAGATAGCACTCAATAAATTTTGCACATACGTATAAACTAAACTACTTAAAGAGGTGATTCGATAAATTAACAAAATTTATTAGTGCAATCTTTCTAATTTGTAATAACCAACAATAGTACAATATATGTCAAACCGAATATCCAAATATATTAGTTTTAGCGAGTCTATAAAATCTCAAACTGCCGTTAGAAAAAATATAGATAACAGCCCATCTAAAGATACACATCTAGTTGCTATGAAAAATATAGCAACCAAAATATTTGATCCAGTAAGAGAACACTTTGGAGTTCCAATTGGAATCAGTTCGTTTTATAGAAGTCCTGCCTTGAATAAGGCAATTGGAGGATCGTCAACATCCCAGCATTCAGTAGGTGAAGCAATAGATATGGATGCTGACATGTATGGTAAACTTACCAACAGTGAAATATTTCACTTTATTAAGGAAAATTTTGTGTTCCATCAATTGATATGGGAATATGGAGACAGCAATAATCCGGCATGGATTCATGTAGGATTGCGACTAAGTGGCATAAACAGACAAGAAGTAAAGAGCGCAGTTCATTATCAAAAATGGAATGCTAAGAAGGGAAAATACGTAACAAAAACGAAATATGTTCCATGGCAAGAATAAAGGCAGAATACATTTGGATTGACGGTATAGAACCTACCGCACTAGTTAGAAGCAAAACTAAAATACTTATTGGAACTGAAGGCACAGTTCCAAACTTTCCGAAGTGGGGGTTTGACGGTAGCAGTACAAATCAAGCAGTTGGAAACGATAGTGATTGCATACTAAATCCAGTATCATTTAGAATTAATCCGCTAAACGATGACGGGTTTTTAGTGTTATGTGAAGTTTTAAATTCTGATGAAACTCCACACAAATCAAATAAGCGAGCTAAACTTAGAATAGTTCAAGATCAATTCAAAGACTATGAATGCTGGTTTGGATTTGAACAAGAATATACGCTAATGAAAGGCGGAAGACCATATGGTTGGCCAAAGAATGGATATCCACCGGCTCAGGGTCAATTCTATTGTGGAGTTGGTGCAGATAATGTGTACGGCAGAGAATTGATAGAATCTCACTTGGATGCATGTATTATTGCAGAACTATCTATTGAAGGTATAAATGCTGAAGTAATGCCAGGACAGTGGGAATTTCAAATTGGTGCAGGTCTTGGGTTAAAAATGTGTGATGATTTAATTTACGCCAGATGGTTACTTTATAGAATTGGTGAAGCGTATGATATTAGTGTTACATTACATCCTAAACCAATAAAGGGAGATTGGAATGGTGCAGGAATGCATACCAATTTTTCTACTAATGGTATGAGAAGGCAGGGTGGGTATGAACATATTGAAAACGCAATTAAAAAATTAGAACATAATCACACTACCATAGTAGAAGTATATGGAGCAGATAATCATGAAAGATTAACTGGAAACCATGAAACGTGTGGAATTGACGAATTTAAATCAGGAGTTGCAGATAGAGGAGCATCTATACGAATTCCTAGACATGTAGCAAGTCAACAGTACGGATATTTAGAAGATAGAAGGCCAGCAGCAAACGCAGATCCATATGAAGTTGCTAGGGCTCTAATGGTAACGATCTGCGACTAATAAATAAAAGGTTATAAGAATGAAGGTTGAATTGGTTTGTGTCACTCCAGATGCAGAAGAAAATATTGTAAAAATCGCTAGAGTATCATCTAGCAGAAAAGATAAAAAGGCAAATAGTGCTGGGTTACTGAGATACCTAATCACCAACAAGCATTGGTCTCCGTTTGAACATGGTTATATGACACTTGAAATTGAAACATCAAAATCAATTGGCATTCAGTATTTACGTCATAGATCATTTACGTTTCAAGAGTTTAGCCAGAGATACCAAGATGTTGGAGTTTTAGGAGAAATGTTTGAGCCTATTGAATTGAGAGCTCAAGCAACAGACAACAGACAATCATCTACAGAAGTATTTGATCCAGTATGTGAAGATGGTAGATTAGCATCTAAGGTAGTTAGCGATACGTTAGACGTGTGTAAGACTGCATATAATTTATTACTAAAGGCAACCGTTGCAAGAGAATGTGCTAGATTCGTTCTTCCAGTAGCAACTAGGACTAAGATTTACATGACAGGAAGTATTAGAAGTTGGATTCATCTTATTCAACTAAGAGATGATGGTCATGCCCAATTGGAAGCTCAAATTATTGCCAGAGAAGCTAAAGCAATATTTATTGAAGAATTTCCTGTAATTGCCGATGCATTAACGTTAGAGGTCTAATTTTATGAAGAGAGGAATGGGTGCAAGACCACTATTGGCTTCAGAGATCAAAGAGGCTCAATCTAAATCCCTGTCAGCCGCTGGTGCCGCTCGACATCTAGATGTGTCATACAACACATATAAGAAATATGCTAGGATGTATGGACTCCACAATGATTTTGTAAATCAAGAAGGGCATGGTATCAGTAAAGGTTATTCTAGCACTGGTGGGAAATATCCTCTCAAAGATATTATAGAAGGAAAGCATCCAGAATATTCTAAAAATAAATTGATGTCTAGGCTCATAAAGGCTGGATATCTTCAAGAAAATTGTAGATGTTGTGGATTTGACGAAAAACGACTTACCGATGATAGAGTACCATTAAAGATGAATTTCAAAGATGGTAATTCTAAAAATCATTTATTTGATAATCTAGAATTGCTGTGTTACAATTGTTATTTCCTACAAGTGGGCAATTTAACAGGAAAGAAAAAGGATTTTTTATACTGATATGGAAAAATTAACACCAGTAATGACACGAGTTCCACAAGAATGGGATAGTTGGGTAGAATGCGATAATAGCGATAGTGAAGTATTTGAAACTATCTATGATGCTTTTGGATTTGCAAATGATAAGTATGGATACACAGAATTTAGATTATCTCTTACAGATGGTATGATTTATGGTATAGTTGAAGACGGAAAAGAAGACGTACCTAAAGAAGAACCTAAGCGATTTAATCTATATGGTGATAGATAACCAATAGAGAAGTATATGTCTTTGCATCCTCATAGCAACAGAAAAATAAAAAAGGGATATCAATATCCATATGATAGGCGCAATATATGGAGGAGATCCTTTTGGGCGTTTAGAAATTTGTTGTGGCAAAACTTTAGATTTTTGAAGAGACAGCGATCTACATTGAAAAAGATATTTATTTTCAAACGTCCATTCATTCAATATAACGATGCTTGGCCACATTTAAAATTGACAGGTCTTCACGATATTACCTTTAAGTGTAACAGAGTAAAGACCAGATTTGAACGAACTAGCGATATGAATGATGCTAGGAATCAAAGATTATCTATGTCACACGAATATTCAGATAGGGTCATTGCTAGATATTCTGAAGATGGTGTGGTACTTACTACTTATGCATATAGAGATGGATATGGTCCTGCTACGAAAACTCCACATCCAGCAGAGGTTGTATTATCTAGACCACTATGTACTGTTCCATATAATACTGAGATTCATATAAGTATTGTTAGAGAAAATATGATGACAACGTATTCAGTACATGATAGATTTGGATTTGAATTTGGAGTATCTAGATTAGCTCAAACTAAGAAGCCATCATTTTTTCAAATGCCAAGCGGAGCTCATGCAAATAACGGCCCTACATCTCCATGGGCAACATCGGAAATAAATTGGGAAGAAGATTTTAAACATTAAAATTTTGTTGTATATTAGAATATGCTTAAAAATACAAAGAAACTGAATAAGGCTGACCGAGAAAAGGCATTTAATGATGTTTACCAATTAGCAAGAATTACAGGACTTCAATCTGGAGAATATTTTGAACCAACCCCAATGATAGTTGTGGATGACATTGGTCAAGAATATATCATAGAAGAAGGTCTTTGTGGATTTGCATGGATAAATATTAAACCTGGAAATAGTCAATTTGCAAATTGGCTAAAGGCTAATGACCATGCAACTAAAGATTCATATTATGGTGGGGTAACAGTATGGGTATCTGAGTTCAATCAATCTATGGAACGAAAGATCAAATATGCCAGAGCATTTGCCAAGGTGTTATCAGATAATGGATTGGAAAGAGTATATGTAGGATCTAGAATGGATTAATTTGGCTGTGTACTTTACGAGATTTAGTAGTTATTATTATATCTCGCATTTGCAATCGCGAACTTAGTATGGTGATGATCATGCTTTTACAACTAAATAAGGTAAAGAGGATTTAGTGCCTGTAAGCACGATTCTTGGAAGATTAGGGATTTAACATGAATCCCTTTTCTTTTGTCAAAAAATTAGGGTGACTGTGTACTATTAGTCTGGATTTTGTTATTATGTACTTGTCGTCACACACACACAAACCAACCGACGATTTATCATGGCTATTAAAGATCAAACAATCGAGCCTGCCAAATACGGCGAAGGCGTTTCAGTCTACGAATTTGGCAGATATCCTCGCTCAAGCGTTCTAGCAGGGCAGACGAAAAAACAATACCTAGACGGTTTCGACACAGTAGAGGAAGCGCAGGAAGCATTTCCACGTGCTGTAGCTTCGGGCTGCACAAGATCGGCACACAACACATTCGACCATCTTCCTGATGGTCCAGATTTGGTATACTAAAAATGACACTTTTAGAACATATGCCGCAGGACGCTCTCAATGAACTCACAGATGGTAGAGATCGAGTAACCAAATTCTTTGATAAAGATGTTGTTACTGAGTGGAATAGTTGGGACGGATTTATGTCAAAGCACGTAAAACCATGGCCAGGATCACATAAAAATGTTTTTGTATGGTGGGAACTTGAAACTGGCCATGCAATTGGTTGGAATGAAAACCCATCACGAGGATGGTCATTCCCAGTTATTAAACTCAAAAAATAATGAAAAAATATCAAGATAATCCTGCTCCACTTTCTAGAGAATTGGAAATGGAAAGCCTTCGTAAATCAATGAAGGCATGTAGAGATCTTCTTCGAGCATTTAATAGAGGATTGGAACCATACGGAGACGTTACGGTTCAAAGTGTAGAAGAAGAGTATTCAAAATATTACAATAGATTGAATGCGCTCTTTGCAAAATGAGGTAAATATGGAATCAGTGGTAGATGAATTGGAATACCCAATTGACCAATCAGGTCATGAAATGAAATTAGGTGACGAGGTAATCTTTTGGACTGGAGGCTATATTGCTAAGGGCCAAATCATAAAGCTCACTGGAAGAAAACCAAGATATAACCGTAGAGGCCGTCTAACGCGATGGAGTGGATGGCCAGCCTGGATAGAATTTGAAAACGGTGGAACAATTACCCTGAGAGATTGTAGAAAGACTGCAATGAAAATAATTTTATCAAAGAATGCTTAGAACTCATAAAATCAAAATCATACTAAATTCGTATGTACATTGGGACTATTGTATTGGCAAATCTATTCGTACTTCGTTTAACAAAGGGTCAATTAGATACATCTCATTCTCAGACAAAACATGGTCAGTAATAACCGACGGATTTGTTCCTGATGTACCATACAATTCAGATTTAACAGTATTTAAGGAACTAGGTATACTTTAATGCCATACCAATATTTGATTACAATAGACAGATCGTCTATTAAAAGAAACCCAAATTATGGAAAAACTAGAATTCCATTTAGAGGAAGGTCTAGTCTATATGCAATATTTACAAATGAAATCCCAAAATCATTAAAGGATAAATTTGAAGTAGTAGATATTGCCACTGCAGGATTTGATGATGAAATGGTAGAATTAGGTGCACATGGAATTGGAAATCCAATTGAACTTCAAAAAGAATTATTGAATCTACCGCACAATCAGCGACCACGGAAAGTTGAAATTACAGCAAATGTACTAGACGTTGAATGTTGTAATCCACCACAATATCTATATGAATATCTTCCAGTAACAGTACAGTGTTATATGTGTGATGTAAGCTTTTTACATACTGCATTAGAAGACGATTATAATGACTACTGTGATTATACGAGCACAGACACAAAATGCCCAAACTGCAAAGAATGGGATTGTGTAGAACTTACGTATGAAGATTTAACAAAAGACCTAATAAAACAAACAGGACATTAGAATATGAAATATTATGAAGTTCACGTAGAATGGCGTGATGAAAACGGAGATAAAGTTAAAAAGTTTACTGAAAGGTATCTTGTATTTGCTGTATCTGTTACGGATGCAGAAGTTAGAGTTACTAAAGTATTCGGAGAAGAAGAATCCACATCTGGAGTTGAATTCAATGTGAAGTTGGTAAAAGAATCTTCAATTGTTCGAGTGTTTGAAGTTGGTCAATAGTATGTGACAATACATACTCGATTTTCAAAAAGCTGCCCTTGCTAGAATTAATCTAGCAAGGGTTTTGCCTTTTATACGGTGTACCTCATATTTATTTTAAATGGTTACATTTGTTCATTTAAATTATTAACGAGGAATGTGTATATGGACGATTCAACGATCGACAACACAAGAGAGTTCAGTGGTGAATTTGAAGAATTAAAAAGGGCAGGAATGCCTCAGTTTGTAAAACCTCTGACATTTGCGACAGAAAATCAAGGAAAATGGTATGATGAAATATCAAACCCGACAAATAAAATAATAATGTGCCATGCTGTAGCAGGTGTGGGAAAAACGCATATAACGCTATATAGTGCACTTGAACATATTTTCAAAAAAGATAGACCTCAGAAGAAGCTTATTATTATTAATCCTACTGTCGACGTTGGGAATGAAAATGCTCTTGGATTTCTTCCGGGATCTCTTGGACAGAAAATAGAAAATTATAATGAAAGCGCGTATTATGTTCTTGCTAAGTTAATGACTAAAAGTAAATTAGATGAATTAATAAAAAAGGAAAAGATTCAATTTAGAGTATTGAACTTTTTAAGGGGAGTAAATTTAGAGGATATGGTAGTTCTATTAGATGAAGCTCAGAATGTATCTAGTAAGCAACTTAAGACACTGATGACTAGAATTAATGATGATACTAAGCTTATTATCCAAGGAGATCTGGGACAATGTGATAAATTTAAGGATTGGAAACAATCTGGCTTCTTTGATGTTTGGAAAAGATTAAAGGGCGTAGAAGGTGTAGGCTATATGGAATTTACACCGCATGATGTTATTAGATCTAAAATTGTAAAGGATGTTTTATCAAGATACGCTACTGAGGAAAATATTGTATTAAACGGTTTTTCTTAAGAATAATTTAACATTGTAGATAAGTATTGTATATATTGTTAATTCAACTTATATACATACAACAAACAAAATGAATATCGCTAGAAAGCATACATTGGTTTTAAACAGTACTGGAATTCCTATTATGATTATGGATTCTAGGCGGGCGTTTAAAAACGTATATACTGACGCAGTGTACCTTGTTAGCAATTACACTGGAGAATTCTTTAGATCAACCAATGAATCATTTGGAGTTCCTTCAGTTATTAGATCTAAGAGATTTGTAAAGCTACCATTCAAAAAGGCAACACGCACTAAAGAAAATGTCTTCAAAAGAGATAAATACGAATGTGTGTATTGTGGTGATGGCAATAAAAAGCATCTTACAATCGATCATGTGCTTCCAAAGTCCAGAGGTGGTAAAAGTTCTTGGACCAACGAAGTGACATGTTGCTTTAGTTGTAATAATAAAAAGGATAATAAGACTCCTGCAGAAATGGGATGGAAAGATCCAAATCCACAGCATCCCCATTACTTAATTCTTATGAATTCATTCGTTAAAAACGTTCCTAATGATTGGGAACCATATCTATTTATGTAAAATTATGAAAAAAGTTTATATTTATGAATCTCCAGATAAAGGAAAGACTATCTTCCGTAGGGAATTTGGTGTATATGGAAAGCGTGAAAAGAAAATTGAATGGTATGCACCTGCTGCAATTGGAAATCCAATTACAGTAGTTTGGGTTCCTGAAGTTTAAATGGGTCAATGGCCGAACGGTTAGGCACGGGGTTGCAAACCTCGGTATGTGAGTTCGAATCTCTCTTGGCTCTCAAAAAATAAAGGTTACATATGTTAGATTTAGATAGGTTATTGGATTTAGAAATGCAAGGCAATGATTGTGACGCAACTACAATTAGAGATTATTTGCATAAGTTACTAAGGGAAGTTTGGGTAGAACAAGATGGATTCTCAGGTAAAAGACCATTTGGAAATAGTTCATGGGAATATGATATGTATATTCCTCTAATTAAAGATGGAATTATTGATGGTAAATTCGAAGATGATGATCCTGAATGTTATATTGAATCTGTTGATTCGAAATTAGGACATAAAATCATCCTTCAGCTCATTGACCATATATTTGGAAAGTAAAATGATAGAAACATTTTTGTATGATAGAGAAAAGAAGCGTGATGTATCAGAAATGATATGGAATATATGTGAAACTGAATTTGCAGATTTTATAGAAAATGGTGGATTAGGTAGGTGTGATCATAGTAGTGTTGGAACTGCAATAGTACACACTCACCGAATATGTATATGCGGTCCACAAATCAGTGACAAATATATTCATAATGAGATTATGGCCTATTTTATTGGTCACTTTCATCATTGGAGATTATTTTTCTTTAAAGAAGCGTTTGTTATGGATAGATTATGTATTGCTGCTTCTTGCGCTGGTACTAGCAAATTTCCGAATGAGTTACATAGCCATGGTGGAGAAACGTTGTTTATGAGAGGAGCAGGAATTAATCATGATGACGAATGGGAACTTCATTCATATAATCATCAGCCGAGCATTTGGAATGGAAAGTAAGCAAGTAATAGTAGTTAGAAAGGATCTAAATATGCGAAAAGGAAAGATAGCTGCCCAAGTTGCTCACGCATCTATGGGAGTTATTTTAGATTTGGTTGCAAACGGTAGAATAGTATACTCAAAAGAAGACTGTTGGGCTACCCAATATGAAGACATGACATCAGTCACCGAATGGCTGAATGGTTCATTTACTAAAATTGTAGTTAGTGTAGATTCAGAAGAAGAACTAATGGGTTTATTTTGTTTAGTAACAAATACATTAGTACCTTGCAAGTTAATATTAGATAGCGGTCTTACAGAATTTGGTGGAAAGCCAACATTTACCTGTATGGCAATAGGTCCATGGTATTCAGATAGAATAAATAACTTTACGGAAAATTTGAAATTATTATAGGATGTGATATTTATCTGTACACTTAAAATAGGATAAATGTTATGTCTGTAAATATTAAATTTGATGGTGAAGGTACTGGCACCAAAAAAGATCCATTCAAAATTCCAGTAGTACCATTGGTAAAAACCAAACTTAAACCACTATACTTAGAAATTGAAGTACTGTCTTCACATGGTGGCAATACAACGCCAGAACTATATAACGTTGGGTTTAGAACTGAACAGTGGATTGCAGTAGGTGGTTCTGTTAAGGAATCTATTACTGGTGGCATTAAGATGAGAGTTCCATTATATGCTAGGAATGATTTTCAAGATAAGCCTGAAAAGATTTATATGGCTGCATTTAAGTATGCATCTAAGACACCAGCAGGACAATTTGTAAATGCATACAGGCTCTTAGATCCAAATTTTACATCTGAGGATGGTTGGAGTGGTAACGACTATTGGGCAATTTCATATACGGCTGAAGAAATGGTCGAGTATGCTAAATTGTTTGAAACACCAAAGGCAGAATTGCCAATTACTATTAAAGGAACGTTAGATCTTCCACAAGTAGATGAAGTAGTAGAACTGCAATCTAAAGAATTATCTGAAGTGGAAGATATGCTTATTGCTCTAGAAAAACGAGTATCATCTCTAGAAGGTGGTGTTAAAGCTGAACCGGTAGATATGCTTATTGCTCTAGAAAAACGAGTATCATCTCTAGAAGGTGGTGTTAAAGCTGAACCGGTAGAAGTTGTAGTAGAACCTATTGCTGATGTATATGTTGAAGAAAATGTAGATGGTATTAATTTCTCAGTTGATCATGAATGGATAGATGAAAACACATTTATTTTGAATTTGAAACTTGATAATGTAGATGAATACGAAGGATTTGCAAACTTTCAATTTGATGTGCCATTTATCAATGGTACTAATTTTGTAGATACTATTGCAGAAGGAACTTATTTTGATAATACTCCAGCAAATGATGGAACATTTGATGAGGCAAAGGTAATTAGTGGATGGACTTGGCGAGCGTTTAGAAATGATAACTTACAAAAGATCAGAGTGTCTGGTTTTGCATCATCTCTAAGTACAATTTATGATGATGGAACTTTAGTAAGAATGAAATATGACGTAACTGATTCAGCTGCTGAAAATTTTACATTTTTCTTTAATACTGTTAGATTAAATGGGTTAAGGACTCCAGTTAACCCAAAAAATCCAAGATACATTGTAACTAAAGATTAAAAAAAAAGAATTTTTAGGAACATTGAAACAAAAAGAAACAGTTAGAGTATATTTAAACATAATGACGAAGCAAAGACAACATATAAAACGATTTTGGTATATAGATACGAACCCGAATAGGGATCCGCTATCTCACCAATCTATATGTTCAATCCTGGATACGGAATTGTAACGTTCATATATGGATATAAAACCATTAGGTTTTGGAGAGATAGGATTTTAGAATCTTATCTCTCTTTTTTTTGTTTTGCTGTTTCTTTATGAAACTTTTTGAAATATATTTAGTACTAGCTCATCTAGGAAACTAGAAAAAATGAGCAATTGTTTTTTGACTTATTGATATTACCAAATGTGGGAGTAGCTTAATTTGTAAAGCATACTTAACGTAGTTGTAGATTCGAATCCTACCTCCTGCACAAAAGAGTGGTAACCTTATACACGGGGTTGTAAGTAGATTATCGAAGAGATAAGTCTCACCATTATATCTGGATATAGCGCAGTTCGGTCGTCGCACTTGATTTGGGATCAAGGACACGGGGGTTCAAATCCCTCTATCCAGACAATAGGGAAGGAGCATTGAAGTGACTAGCATGATGTTTGAGGAAGGGGTCGCAACCTAACTGAGTCAAGGAGAGTGAAAGACCTCCCTTTCCCTAAGTTTAATCGAGAATTGGCGCAGCTGGTAGCGTACTCCGTCTGGAGCGGAGGGGTCGTGGGTTCGAGTCCCACATTCTCGACTAAGATGCTTCTGTGGCAGAGAGGATATGCAACGGTTTTCTAAGCCGTACCACGTGGGTTCGAATCCTATCAGGAGTACAACATATGCCATTAGCACGGTCTGGTAGTGCAGCTGTCTTATATGCAGTTGGTCACAGGTTCAAATCCTGTATGGTATACACTGGGCCTGTAGCTCAAAGGTAGAGCACCCCGCTCATAACGGGACGGTTGAGTGTTCAATCCACTCCAGGCCCACAAAAAATTCACAGCGATGCGATTATAGTTCCCAATGAGTTCGAAATCGTAGTGACGAGGGAAATAGTACATCGCCTTCATCGTAACAAAAGGATGCCACTTACATTATCTTAGGATAAATAAAGACGGTACTAACTTGCAGGCCATTACCAGAGCCGAAAGATTTAAATCTGGTTTTATCTAGATGTTGGACAATTGGATGGTCCACCTGACTGTAAATCAGACGCTTAATCGCCGTGTAGGTTCGAATCCTTCCATCTGGACAAGGCTTTAGGAAACTAAAGTTTACATTTATCCGTAGCTCAGTCTGGTCAGAGCGCGACGCCGTTAACGTCGAGGCCCTTATAAGGTTTACATAGGTTCAAATCCTATCGGGTAATCAAATGTGCAGGTGGCGGAACGGGTAGACGCTAGGGACATACGTCCTGAGAAGTTTAGGTATAATACACATAGTATGGTTAATACTTGTAAATCTTCGTAGAGGTTCGAATCCTTCACTGCACACAACATGGAACTCTAGTGTAAACTGGTGAGCATGTGAGTCTGAAAAGCTCATGGTTTGGGTTCGATTCCCAGGGGTTCTACAAAACAAAAATGATGGTATAGTAAATGATAGAAGGATTAACATTAGAAGAGCAGGCAACGAATCATGAAACATGGAGACATATTCATAGAGTTCAATATTATCTGTTAAACGTAGTAGCTAATTTACAAAAGAGATTACATATTCATGATCAATCTAAATTGGCAGAACCTGAAGTACAACTTTTTACTGAATATACTGATAAGCTAAGGGATGTTACATACGGATCTGAAGAATACAAATCGTTTTTAAGTGGATTGAAACCTGCATTAGATCATCACTATGCAAATAACAGACACCATCCAGAACATTGGAAAAATGGTGTAGAAGATATGACTCTTCTAGATTTGATTGAAATGATTTGTGATTGGAAAGCTGCAAGTGAGAGACACAATGATGGTAACATTCGTAAAAGTATTGAACTTAATACTGAACGATTCAATATGAGTCCTCAACTCAGAAGAATTTTTGAAAACACAGTAGACGAAATACTGATATAAAGATAAAACAACATGGATTGGATAGAAACCTTTTGGAACAGATTGAGTATTATAGAAAATATTGGGAAAACTCTGGGATAGACCCAGATACAATGAAGAAATTTGAATAGAAGCATATTCAATAGGAAAAGAATAATTTTGGTCCTACAGTCCAGAGGCCGTGGACGCCACCCTGTCACGGTGGAGATCGAGGGTTCGAATCCCTCTAGGATCGCATTTCGTATAGTATAAGAACGATGTGGCGTATACACCCATGATGGTTCAAACCCATCTACGAAATCCATTTTATGGTGATTGAGGCAGATTATTGGTTAGCTGCGCTAGGCTGTGACCCTAGTAGGAGAAATCCTTTTGCGAGTTCGATTCTCGTCATTCACCCATTTGGTGCAGAAGAACAAATGGCAGTTCACCTGATTGTCTATCAGGAAGTTGCGGGTTCGAACCCCGTGTGCACCGCTGTGGCCGTAGCTTAATTGGTAAAGCGCTAGATTGTGGCTCTAGTACATACGGGTTCAAGTCCCGTCGGTCACCCCATTTTCTAAATAAAAAATAGCATGGAAATTGATATGATATATTTTGAAGTTTTATGTTGGGTATTGTTATACTTGATATTAGGAATAGTAGGGATCGTATGGTATACTGGAACACAAGAATACCAAGATATGGATGACGAAGAAAGAGCAAAATTTTGGTTTGGATAAAATAATTTATGGATGCAAAGCTCAATAGGAAGTAGCACCGGACTTTTAATCCGGGGGTTGTGGGTTCGATTCCCACTGCATTCACACACACAATCGTAATAGACTATGTATAAATTATTTTTAGATGACGAGCGAATACCAAGAACTATTTATCCTGAAGATCCTGTTGGATGGGTAGTTATTAGATCGTATTCAGAGTTTGTGAAAATTATAGAAGGAACAGGTTTACCTAAGATTCTTTCGTTTGATCATGATCTTGCAGAAGAACATTACGATCCAGCAATTTGGAGAGATGGAAATCCAGTTCCATACGATACATACAAAGAAAAAACTGGTTATGATTGTGCAAAATGGCTAATAAGCAAAGAACATGATCTTAGAAACATAGATATTAGAGTACATAGCTATAACCCAGTAGGTGCTAAAAACATTAGAATGTTGTTAGAAAACTGGAATAAACACTTAAACAAAAACGTGTAAATGCAAAATTATTTTGAGACTGATCTTCATTTGTCTCTAACTTCAAAGGGATTTAAGAAATTTTGGCAAGGATTTGCTGTAACAGATGGATATGACAATTTCTATTCAAGGTCAGAATCTTGGCAAGAAAAAGCAGATGGCTCAGAATCTAAACATATTGTATCTGCACCAAAACTTGCAAAAGCAAAAAATGTTGGTAGAGCAAATGAAGTAGCTCCTAGAGAACAAGCAATATTAGAAATCAAATCTACTCTTTTAAATAAAACACATAGTGGATATGTAAAAGAAGGAGAACCCTTAGTTCCATTAAGACCTCAAGCAATGACTGCTCTAAGTTTTGCAAAACGAAGTCATAATATTTCATATCCTGCATTAATTCAACCAAAGCTAGATGGAACTAGAATGTTGTTTAATGGAGAAGTCGGTTGGACTAGAAAGAATATTGACTATATTCCTGATGTGCTTGTTCATCTAAATTGTGAGCTCCCCAACGGAATCGTATTAGATGGAGAATTGATGCTGGATCAAAACGAATTCACATTTCAGGAAACTATCTCAGCTATTAAGAAATTCAAGAAAGGAACTAGTGATCAACTTAGATATTATGTATATGATTTGGTAGATACTACATATCCTGATATGGATTTCACTGATCGATATGGAGTGCTTAAGGATATTGTGGAAGCACTTAATAACCCATATATTATCTTAGTACCTACATTCGAACTAGAGGCCAAAGAGCATATTCAGGAGTTCCATGACACATTTGTTGCAGATAGTTATGAAGGTGCCATGGTTCGTAATAGATTAGGAGAATATAAGTTAGGAAATAGATCTTCAAATCTTCAAAAGTTTAAAGTATTTTTTGATGAAGAATTTATCATCATTGGTGCAAAGGATGGAGTTGGCAAATATGCTGGATGTGTTACATGGATTTGTGAGACAAAAGATAAAGTAGAATTTGATGCAACTCCAAAGGGAACAATTGCTATGAAGCAGCAGTGGTTTGATGATCGAGATTCAATTATTGGTAAAGAGTTAACAGTTCGTCACTTTGGATATACCGATGGTGGAAGCCTTAGATTTCCAGTTGGCATTATAATAAGAGATTACGAAGGGTAAAAATATGCTAGGAACACAAAAATTTGAAGTAAAATGGGAACATCTTGCACTTCTAGAACGTGCATATGTTGGATGGAATGGATGTGAGTTTGGAGCACCAAGTATGGATTGCAAAAGACCATACGGCAATAGCGACGTATTTACTGATATAGGAGAAATACTTAATATTGAAGGTACGTATGACGAAGAAGAAGAGTATACAACTTTTTCTGACGAACAACAAACTCATATGAGAAAGATTCACGAGGAAATGAAAACAGTACTTCAAATTCTATTTGTACATGCTACTACTGGTATTAGACAGGGTCTCTATGAATCAGAAAGATATGGAACAAATTGGAAGCTAAAATATAAGATAGATCACTAAACAGATACACTCCTCTGTAGTATAGCGGTAGAACGTATGGCTGTTGACCATAAGATGACGGTTCAACTCCGTCCAGGGAGCTACATAAACAGCTTGAATTGAATAATAGAAGAAATTAAATTGTCCACTAGATCAATTGGTAGATCATCGCACTTTGAATGCGAAGGTTCCAGGTTCGAATCCTGGGTGGACAACTTATAAGGTTCCGTGGTGGAATTGGCAAACACATCACACTTTGAATGTGATGCCGAAAGGCTTGTAGGTTCGAATCCTACCGGAACTTCATAGACAATCAAAACCTTTTTAATAGGTTCGATTATACTTATATGTATGAACTGTGAAACATGTAATAACCCTCATACTGGAACATTTGGATCTGGAAGATTTTGTAATCAATCTTGCGCATCTTCATTTTCAACTAGGTTAAATAGGGCTGAAATAAGTGCTAAAATTTCAAATGCGCTAATTGGTAGAAAAATTAGATCATATGTTCGTTCTGGAAAAAATGTAAATTGTCCAATATGTAGGGACGCATTTTATTTAAAACCTAGCAGTAATACAATTTATTGTTCATGGAAATGTTATATGTCAGATGAATTGAAAAGTGATCGTATTGATTATTCAAAATCTGGAGGACTTAGAGATGGTGGAGGTTATTCTAAATTGATTGAATATATATCTCATAGTGGAGAGCATATGAAACTAAACGCAGATGAAGCTGAAGTTGCAAAGGTATTAGATCAATTAGGAATTACATGGATAAGAAATTGGAATGGATTTGAATATGTTACTAAATTTGGAATAACTAGAAATTACTATCCAGATTTTTATATAGAAACTTTTGATTGCTATGTAGAATATAAGGGATATGTAACTTCTGATATGAAACATAAAATGGATAATGCTCAATTACTAAATCCTAATTTAAATTTAATTATTGTGTATTCAGATGATAAGAGATATAGAGATATGGGATTGAATTTATCAGAAATAAAAAACAATCCTAAGAAATTACTTGCCGGTCTAGTATAATGGCAGTATCGTGGATTCCAAACCCACGGGTTGAGGTTCGATTCCTCAGACCGGTGCAAATGAGTGGGTTCGATTCCCACGACCAGTGCAAAACTTAAAACTAAGAGATAATGAGTGACGTAAGGGATTTTAAAAAGTTAGAAGAAACCGTTCATCCTCACCAACCAATTTATATGGATAAATACGGAACAGTTAGATTTAAACGAAATAAGATAGTAGATTATCTCATAAGTGGTAAAGTAAAGCAAGGTATAGATCTTAATGATTTGGCAATTATGGATTTTCCTAGAGAAGATTGGGAACAACTTGGTCAATTGATCGGATACTCAGTATCAGGATGGGGTGGACTATCTTACGTATCTCCAATTAATTGTGCTGCATGTGATTCTATGGTAGAAAATCCTACTGAAGATCCAAAGGATATTCAAATCAGAGAATTGACAAATACGGTTAATAACTTGAAGAAGGCTTTACAAGAACCAATAGCAGATTTATTTGGTATTCATCCTGACTCATTAAGAGTATAGTATAAGCCGACGTAGTTTTGAAGGTATAAAACATCACTATGGTACAGTGAAGATCTCGGGTTCGATCCCCGACGTTGGCTCATCATAGACAAAGGTAAATAAACATGAAAACGTATCATCTAACACATAACGATGAAGAAAATCGTTGGGAAGTAAGTCCAGAAAAAAGTGAAGCTGTTGCATTTTGGGTAAATGAAGATGGCTCAAATCTTACAAAGAATGAAGCAATTCAGCACGCAGCAGACATGTTAAAAGAAGAACATAACCAAAACGGATATCCAATTTCACTTCGCATTCATAACAAGAGTGGTGGATTTTCAAAAGATGGTGAACGCACATATGGTGGAGATCCATCAAGTTCAACAGGTTAAAAACTATGACACCAGAAGATACGAAACTAGATGCTACACTACTAGAAAGATCATACAATGATGAATGGTGGCGGTCAGATACTGGAGAAACACTAGTTGAATCTGTAAATAAATTAGTGAATACTTTTAATCTTAAAGAAGAAGATGCTATAGACATAGTTATGGAAGTATTTAGTGCAGCACGTGGTGAATATGGAGACTAGCAATTGGTATTGGCCAAGAGTATGGACAGCACCATCGAATAAAAATCAAAGTAAGTTAGGATACGAAAATCCTCAGTCACGTATTAGTAATAGAAGAAAACATGTAGTAAAAACTGGTCCATTTAGCAAATATCAGCTAAATATCCATTATAGGTTCGATTAGTTCAGGGGTAGAACACAACCTTCGTAACGTTGAGACGTCAGTTCGATTCTGACATTGAACTCATAGGTAATATCAAAAAATTTGAGATACCTGTTTCTTTTGTTAAAACTAATTTGTATATTAGTACTCAACAACTAGAAATAGTTCTTTGAAATGAACAAGAATTTAGCTACAGGAGTAGCGTCTTTTGAGAATCAATAGTATCAAAAGAAACATCAGATGGGATCATTAAGCGGATCCAAACCCAAACGATTTTTAGAAAAGGAATAAAATTACATCTAAGAATAATTGCTAGTAGGTTCGACTCCTATCTTGTTCACTGATAATAAATGAGTGGAAGAAGTAAATTCGTCAGTTGAAATGCTGGAGGGAATGCTAATAGGCTATCGTACGTAATCTATTGTAAGTCATTGAGAGATTCACACTGTGGGTATCAAATCCCACCTCATTTATTTTTTATGCCCTCGTAGCTCAGTTGGTAGAGCACCTGGCTCTTAACCAGGGGGTCGTAGGTTCGAACCCTACCGGCGGCACACTATTCATGAAACAAAATGTTTGTTTATGAATATAACGTATATGAATTAGACAACAGCAACAACAGCAATGATAATTTTAATTTATTTTTTACGAGCAGTAGCAGTAATATTATGTGGATGGGTAATTTTTAAAGTCGCAAGGGCTGCATTTAGAAGTGCAGATGTTTCTGAGCAACTTGATGAATATCACGATACAATATCTGCAGCAAATCTTGTAGAAAACAGTGGAATCGATCCACTAGAGTTAGAAAACGCTAGAGAGATGTTAGAAAATCTTTCTGAAACAGTTCAACAAACACAAGACTAATAAACAGTTATAAAAAACAAAATGAATAATTTAACACCACGAAAGATTGTAGTATATGCGATTAGCGCAATCTGCCTTCTCTTTCTTCTTGTTCAAAGCGGTAAAATCGTTGAGAATAATCAATTTGGCTATTACCAAGTAAAGCAGTCGTTTCCTAAAGGTGACATCACAGTTAGAACTTCACCTGGATTTTATGGTCAAAACTTTGGAGATTTGTATACGTACAAATTCTCTGATTCAATTGCACTATCTACGTCTTCACTAGATGGTGGAAATCACGAAGCTACTCAAGCAATTAGAGTACAATTTCCAGATGGATATGCAGATGTATCATTTGTAGGCCAATACGAACTTTCGCATGCATTAGAAGATCAACTTACTCTACAAGAAAAATATTCTTCAAATGAAGCAGTAAAACGAATGATTCGTCAGCAAGTAATTGAAGCATTTAAGAATACAGGATCACTTTTTAATTCTGGCGATGCGTATGCAGATAAACGATCTGATTTTATTCGTCTAGCAGAAGAGCAAGTACGATATGGACTTTACGTACCTTTAGTTAGTACAGTAGAAATTCAAAATGCAGACGGATCTACTAGAGACGAAAAGCGATTTACGTTCAGAACTAATGAAGATGGAACTCCTGTAATTAATAAAGAACCAACACTTACTCAGTATGGAATTACATTCACACAGTTTAATGTAAAGGATATGGATTTTGACGATAAACTTGAACAGCTTATTGATGCACGAAAAGATGCTCAGCTATCTCAGCAGGACGCTCTAACAGCAACTGCACAAGGTGAAGCTCTTGTTGCAGCAGAACGAGCAACTCAAGAAATTGAAAAAATCAAACAAGTTACTATTGCTGAAAAAGAGAAAGAAGTTGCAGTTCTAAACGCAGAACAGTCGTTTGAAACTGAAGCTTTGGCTGCTCTTACTGCATTAGAAACTGCTAAGAAAGTTAGAGCAGAAGGTGAAGCTGAAGCTGCAATTCAAAGGGCACTTGTAAACGCTGGATTATCTCCACGTGAACAAGCAGAATTTGATAGAGATACTGCAATCGGCGTTGCTGAAGCAATGGCTAAGATTAATCTTCCAGATGTTATGATCTTTGGTGGCGGAGACGGTGGTGGACCACTCAATCCATTTGATGCTGTTGGCTTGCAGACCTTTATGCAAATTAGCCAAGGTATGAATAAGTCTACATCATCAAACAATAAATAATAACTAAGTTACATTAGTTGTTGTTGGACTGGAAGAGGTACTTAGCAATAAGTACCTCTTCTTTTGTCCGTTGAGTATTTATAGTATGGACTTATGTTTGTAATGGATGCATATGACTCTACGAAAGTCAAGGTCTAGGTTCGAATCCTAGTAAGTCTACTACACATCCTTGTGGTGCAATTGGAAGCATAACGGTCTTCGAAACCGTAGATGAGAGTTCGAATCTCTCTGAGGATACAAAATGATTACAATTCCGTAATCACTTAACAACAAAAAACAATATAGCTTGTATAGTTGAGGAAAAATAAAATGAGCATATATCTGACCGCAGATACACATTTTGGGCACAAAAATATAATCAAATTTGCCAAAAGGCCATTTGAAACAGTTAAAGAAATGGATCAAGAGTTGATCCACAGATGGAATTCAAAAGTTAGACCAAACGATGACATATATCACTTAGGTGATTTTTCATTTTCAGATGAAGGGAGAATGCATGAAATACTACTTCAATTAAATGGAAGAATTCATATGATTTGGGGTAATCATGATCATAGACTCAGAAATGATGCCAATTTAAGAAACTTTTTTGCTTGGACACGGTATTATCATGAAATCAATTACAATCGAGAAAAGTTTATTCTGTTCCATTATCCAATGTTTGAATGGAATAAAATGCATAGAGGATCGTACCACTGCTTTGGACATGTCCATGGTAGCACACTCGGTAGAGGAGGACGATCAATGGATGTTGGAGTAGATGTACATGATTATTATCCAGTTCACATAGATGAGGTTGTGGACACTCTTAAGGATAAGGAAATTTTCACTCATCACTAAATTTTAATCACAAACAATTTTGGATTGGATAGAATACTTTGTACGTATAGTAAACGTAGTAAAACTGAAATCTAAAGATACTTCAACTAAGTGCGGTGCATTGATAGTAGGTGAAGATAATGAATTGGTTTCAACTGGTTATAACTCACTACCTAGAGGGGTAGATGATTCAAAACTAGAACGGTATGATCGACCTGTAAAATATTATTGGTTTGAGCATGCAGAACGAAATGCAATTTATAATGCTGCTAGGGTTGGAGTACAAACTAAAGGATGCAGTTTATATCTAAGTGCTGATGGACCATGTGTCGATTGTGCTCGAGCTATTATAAATGCAGGTATTAAAACAATTTACTGTAACTCGAAACAAATTCTAGACCCTGAAAAGTGGGCAGAACAGCTTAGAATTTCTAAGGAAATGTTAGACGAGGCAGGAGTAGAAATAATAAAATACGATGTCCAAACTTAGTAGAGAACTTAAAGAATTAACGTTAGATATGGAAAAATTTGATACACCGGAAGAATTTTTTGATGCAATGGAACGGGATTGGAAAAATCAATCTTGGTATGATAGCATGTGGTATGAAATTACATATAAATTTTCATCAGCAATTACCTTTTTTAAAGAAACAGGTAGAAGCTTACGAAATTTCTGGAGATTCAAAGGGGTAATTTGGAAATTCAGAGATTGGGCAATTGGGTACAATATAGATATATTGGCAAAATCTTTAGAATATACTAGAGATGGCGTTAGAAATGATATTATATATCAGGAATACCTAGATCCAAAGGTTAAACAGATTGATAGATTCATTTGGCTTTCTAAGAACTATGAAAATGGTATGGAGTTAATTGATGAAGATAAAGGAATTGATTATACGATATTTAGAAATACAGCAACACCTGAACAGCTCAAAGAATATGCAAACCTAACAGATAAGTTAGAAGATGCAATGTGGGTCGAAATGTGGACGATTCTTTTGGGAAGTGGTGCAGAACCAACCAACAAGATTGTCCAGGATGACGGAGAAGAATTTACTTTAAATATCACAGACGGAACAGATGCAAGACGTTGGTATTCATAATGGGCAATCCTAGAATGTTCTTAGAGCTAGTTTGGTATTATGTCATGACAATCTCAGTATTGCTTCCTCTTGCGTTCATTTACGTATACACAAAGGATAAATTTACAAAATGACAGTGTGTAGATGCCAAATCGCTTAGCGTTAAAATGTTATATAGTTATAGTTATATATAGATGGCATATTTTTAATGTGATATAGATCATTTTCAAGGTATATAAGCTATTTATTAGTAGTAAATAACTGAGATTCGTGATGATCTATATGGCATTTGACATATTTAAAATTTTTGAAAAACTTCTTACCGGAGAAGGAGCGGTACTCTTTGGTGCGTTATTGGTGATTAGTGGATTACTAATTGCAGTACGTAAGCTTTGGGTTCGAGACAATGAACGTGAAAAGTCTTTCAATAAGATGTTAGAACAGAAAAATATCATTTTGAAAGAAAAAGATGCAGTTCTAGAAGAACTACTAAGAAGTAATGTTGAAGTATTGACTACGCTAGATAAGAATATAGAAGCTATGGATAGAGAAATACCTGAATCCATACGATCTTCTAAGGAAATTATACTTCAATCTATACATTCATTAGAAACATTAATAAATAGCAAATAAAATGTATATAGAACGGACGTTTGAACCTGAAATTAGACAAATTCGTGAGCTAACTAGTAAAATTACTACTAGAAATTATACGTATGTTACTATGGCTGATTCAACTGTTAAAGGTTTCCATCAAACAGCATTGAGCGGTAACGGTGATATGCCATTACTTATACTTACAACGGAGTGGCAAGATGTTGGTGAAGGTGTATTAATGAAACTAACTGAAACGTTTAAAGAATTTGACGATAGTCATACAGTTATGTTAGTTAAGTGGCCAAAAAACATTATATTTCCAAAACACTATCACACATGGGCAGAATTCTTTCATGTTCTAGATGGTGAATGTTCCATATTCGTTCAGAACTTAGAAACTGATGAAGTTATTATCGGCACTGGAGATTCATTCGGTCCAATACAACCATTGATACCCCATGGTGGGTTATCAATAGAAGATACGCTACTCCTCATAGTCACTACACCAGCTCTGAGTAAGTAAAACTCATGGAAGTGGTCCGGATGGACGAGGATCTTGTTTGCTAAACAAGTAACACCTTAGCGGGTGTCGGGGGTTCGATTCCCTTCACTTCCTCCACATAAAAGCAGAATAATAAATGCCTACATATGATTATAAGAGAGAAGATGGTTCTATTTTTGAAATAACTCAGAGAATTACTGATGCTTCACTTAAACTATGTCCAACTACTGGTCAATCCGTAAAGCGGATAATTAGTGGTGGTGCTGGATTAATCTTTAATGGTAGTGGATTCTATTCTACCGATTATGGTAGTAAGAAAAATGAAACCAACAATAAATCCAAAGGATCTTCCTCACAGGGGGAAGACTCTTAAAACTTTAATCATAATAGAAGCATCTGGTATGATCAAAGATCTTAAGGATTTACCAAATGTTTCAAATAAGCATATTAGATCATTAACGGATCCTGAATTTGGAACTGTAAGACATTATGTGAATTACGCGTTTTTTGAAAATATGAATAATACTGACCTTAAAAAATATTTAGCAAAGGTGGAAACAAAACATCCGTTAGTTATATTTAAGAGAAAGGAAAGTTAATTTATGCACATGTAGCACGGTCTGGTAGTGTAGCGCTCTGATACGGCGTTGGTCGCAGGTTCAAATCCTGCCATGTGTACCCCATAGACTATTTTGTACTTCGATATACTATTAGTATAACGAAGAAACAAAAACACTACTGAATAGCTCCAGATACGCGGAAACAAAAGGCTTTCAGAAACCCATAAGGTTGCGACCTTACGGATAAGTCCAATGCAAGTATGCGCATACAAACATTGGCAAAATTTATTATTTATGCCCGATTAGCCAAGAATAGGACTAAGGCATCTGTTTTACATGCAGACAATCACAGGTTCGAATCCTATATCGGGTACAGCGCAAGCATGGTTAGACTATTCATCTACATATATGCTAATGCTAATCTTTGAAACGATTAGAGTCAGTGAAACTCTGGCTTGCGGAAATGCACTCGTGGGCAAATTGGTAAAGTCGCTAGTTTTAGAAACTAGAGAATTTGTGGGTTCGACCCCCACCGAGTGTACAAGCAA